TGTCAACGACTCCTTGCCGTTCTGCCATAATGACGGCAATAGCGGTTACAATGACGGCCGCAAATAGATAGAGTGTTTTATTTGACCTTTTGGCTTTGAGTGCAAGCATAATGATTCCTCCAGTTTTTATTCGCTGTCTTAATTGTCCGCAATTCGCAAATTTGAGCAACAAAAAGAGCTGCCCATCCGAAGATGGACAGCTCTGGATTAGACATATGCAGGTCTAAAATATTGAGTCCTATATCTTATTGCTGTCCCAAACCGCACAAGCCACCGAAGCGACGATACAGCCACCGGCGACATGAAGCATCAGAACTGCAACATTGATGAGAGCACCGAGCGTTTCGCGACTGAGACCGGAATCAAAGATGCCGATATCAGCGATAAGAGATATTGCCATTATTATGAACGCTCCTGCCGCTGCAAAGCAGCCAATTGCAGGCTTAGAATTCTTCAGCCAGCCAAACATTTCTTTGGTCTTGGCTATGAATTTGAGCTCGTCCTTCTCAATGTAAAAATACCGTTCTCTCGTCGCACAAGCTGACACGTACAAGGCAGCCAGTGCAGAGAGCACGCCGAAAATGCAGAATGCGGTGGTTCCGGTCCTGACAAAAGAACCCAGGACCAGCATCAGAATGGATTCCGACGTCAGCGGAGTTACAGCTTTCAGCAGAGACTGAATCAGAATGAGAAGCAGGGTGACTCCGATTGCTTCCGCCGCGATAATAGCGGATATGGCAGAGATTCGAGCTGCAGCGCAGTCGTTGCGAATGGTATCAGATTTCATAGTTTTGCACTCCTTTGATATGTATTCAAGCGATTCCGTGGATTGTTTTAATGAGGTAAACTTTGTTAGACTTGTTGCTGAGCCAAAGCCTTTCCGCTGCCGGGTCCATTAAGCCAAACCGCTTATGAACCGCGTGCAGGAAGCAGGCTTTGATTTCAGCGTCCGATGAGGTATACGATACGCGGGCGCACCGAATATCCATATCGTTGAACTCGTGTTCAAAGAACAACGTCAGCAGAAGGATTTCCTCGTGAGTATCATGAACCCCATCCTGAAAAAGAGAACCATCCTCGTTCAGAATGGTCGCCTGTGTGTTCTCACACATATGCTGGTGAACCATGAGGTTCACAACATCAGGCCCCAGACGAAAATCTTTCTGCGTCGGATTTTTATAAAAGTGGTACAGATTCGGGCAGAGATGATTCATCACATACCGTACCTGTTCCTCTTCTGTCCCCTTGTCAGAGGAATCCGCAAACCATTGAGGAAACTTTGCGTAGGAATAGGAGTTCTGCGGCAGGTAGAGCTTTTCGAGTAAAGCCTCGACTCTCTTCCCCGGCTCAGACGGTTCATATTCGTGTTTGTCTGCTTTCTGGATAAGGTACTGAGACCAATCGATGGGTGATTCAAATCCGTGGTATTTCATAATGTTAACCTCCTTATGCGGCTGCATCGTAAGACACAACACCAGCGACCAAATACCGATTTTTGCAGCCCGTAAGTTTCTGAGCCGCAGTTTCTGCAAAGTGCAGATATGCGGTCATCAAGGTGCTGTCGGAAAGCCGGTAAGCGTCAATGGACACAACAGACAAGACGACCAGGTTACCGCGTTCATCCAGAACGGATTTCCAGCCGTTTGCCTCACAGACACTTTGCATATCAGCGAGGTAGCTGGAAGCAACCGGGATAATTGCCTTGACAAGGATTCGAGCCTTGCCGTTGTAGAGTGGAACGGAACGGCCAATGCCGCCTAATACCTTAAACACAAGAGCACCTCCAGCGTTCTGTTTTCTACAGCGCTGCATCCTGTTCAAATACAGCGTAAAAGTTGTGATAGTGTTCAAATTTGTCCTTGACCCACTCGCCTGCAATGTACAGAGGAAGGTCGTCAAACTCTTTGCAATCGTCGAGAGTGTACGGAACGGCGTCATCGTGGCACCCATTTTCCTTATCGACCGCAAGCATTTCATCAGCCGCTTTCTTGGCCGACTCAAAGCTCATATGTACCCCGCCGCAAATTGCAACGGAGTCAAACGTGCCGATATCTTCATTGGAATAATGGGACAGGATAGCATAGCACTTATGGCGTTCGGGTACGTCGCTCAAAGTGTTTAGTGCCATAGTTGCGCCGTCCACATAGCCGTAGCAGTAGGCGGCATTGTAGCAAGTTCGGTCTTCGTAGCTGTTGGCCTCCTGGTTCTTGGCTTTGATGAGTTTGCAGATAATTTCTTTGTTATTAGACATAATAAATACCTCCATAGTTGTAGTGTTAAAACGGGTTGGGACAATGTTGCCCTAGAGCAATCGTCCGTTCTGCATGGCTTCACCGAAATAGGAATCGACCACCTCTTTTGCGAAAGCAAAGTAGGTTTCTCGGTCCTCTTCCGTGACCCGTTCAGCAAGAACAGGTGTGTTCATCTTCACGCACAGACGATTGGCAAAGTTCACCCGTGCCATCAGTCCTTCGTGCAACGCACGGCGATGACGGTCGAGCTCCATGACGTACTGTCGGAACTCCTCACCGTCCATCGTGAAACGTGCGTGCTGTATCTGGACTTCCTGACTCGACACTATGTTGACGTAATCAACACAGGTTTTGAGCATCACGACAACGTCATCAACGCAGTCGTTCAGCAGTTCAGAGGCCATGAGGGTGGTGTACAGGTCGTTGACCTTGCAGCAGAGGGTGTTGTTGCGGCTATTCAGATTGATACTCATACGTCTCCCCTTAACGCGGGGTTATCGTGCGGCTCTTGGCTTTTGCCTCCACCGCAATGTGGACCCCGTAAAGGGTTTGGATTGATTTACTTGTTACAGATGCTTCCGGCTGAACCGGTCGTATAATAGGTGTTGAGAACTTCTTTGGCGAATGCAGTGTAGGCCGGGGAATTAGCAAGAGAATACATGTTGCCGGAGTTCATTTCGGCTTCAATTGCGTCTGCCACATTTCCAGCAATCTGGTCTGTGTTGTATTTCTTGCACAGCCGGTTGAGTAAAGCAACATTGGCAGCCGCGTTTTCGAGCAAACTGGTACGGGAAGAATCGACGCTGTGATAAAAAATGCGATAGCTTGCAGCATCCATCGTGATACGAGCTTGCTGAATTAAGATTTCTTGTTCAGCCAAAAACCTGGCATAATTTGCAAGACTATTGAGACTGTCAACGACCATAAAGGCGAGGCCACTATCACCAGCCTTCTGCATTGCTTCGTATAGTGCTGCGACTTTCTTTGTGAGAAGAGTGTTCTGGTTATTAAGGTTAAAATTCATGAAATCGGTCCTTTCTTTTTCATGTAAACAAAAAAGCAGGCCCATCCGAAGATGAGTCTGCCTTCTGCTACAGGTTGTGAATAACTATGGATTTGCTGGTATCCATCGTACAAGACTGATTTTATCCATTCCGCAAGTGTGGTCAAGCAAAATTAACCTTTGTATCCTTTGGATACTTTTTTGGCCAAATACACCTGGCCCTTTGGAGTAATTAGGGTCTTTCGAGAAGTATGGTAAGTGGTGCCAACATAGTATACCGTTTCTTTGACCTCAAAAATTCCCTGCTCGATGTAGCGCTGGTAAGCAACATTTGCAGAGTCAATATATTTTTCTTTGCGCAGCCACGCCATCAGACGATTGCGGCCGATGTTGATATGGTCGTTGGCAAGGCACTTTGCAAACTCGCCGAAATCAACGCTGTTCACAGATGCACTCACCGCGCGGTGGAACTCGACGCTCTCTTGCTGCACGCCGATAATGTTGTCCTGATTCTTGACAGCTTCCAGAGAAGTGACAAGCAAAGCCTTAGTTTTGGCGTCCGTGTTCGGAAGCCAATTATCGACAAAGACTACTGGGTCATTCACATAACCGCCGGTCTGGCGAATCCGGGGCAAGAGTTCATCGAAAACCCAGGTCTCAAACTTTTCCGCTTCAGGTTTATTGGAGCGGCAAATGAGGCGATACACGTTACCTTCTGAGATGAACTTGATGATGCGGGGAACGCCGTTCACATCCGTCCTGCCAGCCTTGATGCCATCATGGCGGCAATGTATGTTCAGTTCATGGCTTGGGTTTGAATAGCCCAAGGCCGAGCAAACATCTGCGGCACAAAAATAGAATTTGTTGTCATCCTTCATAATGCGCAATTCACCGAACATCTCGGACAAAAAGACTTCAGGTACACGGTTGTTCATAGTATTTTCCTCCAATAGTACCCTAACAAATCGTTAGGTCATGCCTGTTTTTTAACGATGGTATGTACGAATGGTTTTGCAAAAGTATTTGCGAAATTATTCGCTGTATGCATATTTTGCCGGAACCTCAGCCCCGCACTTGGAGCATGTGAACAAATCCTCGGCATCAGGTGCATGGGTCACTTCATCGCAGTCAGATTTGGTTTCTATAAAGTCACCGTCCTCGTCCACCAGCCAAGTCTGGGTTACATGCGCAGTTGTGATGAATGTAGTGTTGCCGCATTTAGGGCAAGGACCGATTTTCAGATTAGCAGTCATTGTTGTTAATTTCTTCCTTTCTTGTGTTCGCGCAAACAAAAAAAGCAGACTCACCCGAAAGTGAATCTGCCTTCAATGTGCGAGACTGTGAATTGTACGAACGCAAAACGCGCCTGGTAGATGATATCTATCGTACAACTAAAAGTTTATGCCGTTCGCAAGCAGCGTCAACAAAAAACCACCTGCTTAACAGCAAGCGGCATCAACGCATAAAAAACAGGCCCACGGATTTCAGTACGTTCTTCGAAAGCAGCCTTAATCCAGGCAAGTTTTGCATCTTTGGCGTTTTTCAGTACTTTCTCTCTAAGGTGCCTGCACAGGTGACGGTCGCGGCGACCTGATATTTTGCAACAAGTTAGTCGTGGGGTAAGCGGGCTTTTTGACTTTTTCCGGCATGTTTTAACCTCAAATATGAGAGCTTTTGCACTAAAAAAGCCCCCTTATCCCAAACAGGACGAAGGGGCATATGTACTATTTAGTTTCCTTTTCAGCCGCGCAACGGGCCCAGAAATCGTCGTCCATCGGGATAAACATCAGGTGGTAGCTGGTGTCAGGTTCAGAATTATCAGTGATGATAAATCCGTCCGGTACGCTTTTGATGGAAACGGCCACATCCGTTTTGTTCAAAAAGTTGCGGTAGCAGTCCATTGGAGCTTCGGGACCAGGCTTCAGCAAATAAGTGCCGATATCGCTGGTTTCACCGTTGCGGGTACATGTGATTTTATAGAGTTCTTTTGTAAACATAACAGTTTTCCTTTCAAAAATTTCTGATAACATCGAAATCGATGTCGTAGTCATCGAACACATCAATGGCTTCAAAATAATGGTTTTCATCGACCAAAATATGACGCTGACAGTCGAGCGAATAAGGAATAGCCTCCTGGGCAAGTGCAGCGCACGCGGCGGCAAGGCCAAATGCCAAGAATTTAGTAATAGGAAATACCTCCTATTCTGGCTGAAAACTAACATCATTGCGAAAGAAAGCTTCAACAGCGGCGCTGTAATCATTATTGTTCACCGATATACAGCATTCGCCGTGTACTCGGTAAGGAATGTGCGCTTCTTTCAAAGCTGCAACAGCTTCTTCCGTGCTATAAACGAAAAATCTGGCCATTATCATTCCTCACAAATCGCATTGTCTTTGCCAGTCATCTCGCCGTATCGCGTATCCCACTGAGCGATTTGGTCGGCTCCGACAATGCCACGGAGACTCAGCAAGCAACTGTTGCGTGGATGACACCAGATAGTGCTGGGTGCTTCGTTTTCAAGGAAGGCGCCACAAAACGGACAAGGCTTTTTAGGAATGATTTTGTTAGGGCGCGGCATGCTTACACCTCCTCATACTCAATGTCATACTCATCGAATGCGTCGAGAGCAGCATCGTAGAGAGAATCGTCTACCATAATGCGGTCGCCATCATCCAAATCGTAGTCGATGTCGTTAAGGTCAAGAGCATCGCATGCCCCATACAAGCTTGGCGTATAAAAACGAACCATTTTTGTCACCTCATGTTATTTGTACGGCTCGTCAAACGAGCTGTCTACTGTTTCTTTATGTCCGCACGAATCACAGAGCAAACAACTGCAAGCCTTGTGTGTGCGCCCCGTCGGAATACCATGAGTGTCCAGTTCTTTTTCCAAGTACCAGACAGGCTTCATGATGAAACCGCAGGAAGGGCAAGAAATGTATGAAATGTTTTTCATAAAGACTTTTACTTATTCTTCGGACTCATCGTCTTCTTCATTGTCCGAGTCCTCATCGTAGTCCTCGTCCATCGGGATGGCATCCGTCACCTCATAGTGGCCGTTTCGCATAGAATCGCCAATTCTACTGGCAACATCAGCGCTCATATTTGCATCATCGTTATTCAACGCCTGACTTACCTTTTCGATGGCATCATCAGCGCTCTCGGCATCGATGCAAACAGTGGTGGAAACAGAAGTGACAACATTGTAGGTATTCATGGTAAACTCTCCTTATTTTTTCTTGGTTTCAATGGGATTCGGATTCTTGTATTCGGTCCAGAGGAAAAGACGCTCCACGGGTGTCAGGATATCCGTGTCCTTGGCTTTCAACAGCGTGTTGGCACCATCGTCACAAGAGAACGGATACGGGTATGTTGCAACCATGTCATCCTTATTGACTGTCAGATAGTGCTTGTTCAGGGTATAGTAGGAACCCGAAGTCGCAGATTTGACCTCGTGCCCGGAGCACCAGACGCGAATACTGCAATAACATTTTCCGGTTACCTTGTCATCGACTTCCACCAATGCGGCCAGAATCATCTCATCAGGCTGCGTGCGGTAGAATTCGTGCATCTCCTCCTTCGTTCTGACAGCGACGACCTTGATGTCATATCGTCTGATATCCTCGTGCAGAAGCTGCTCACCGGCGCTGTGCAGGAACTCCATGATGGGATGAAAGTCTCCGACTTCGCGACCATACTGCTCTCCTGCATAGGCATATGTACGGCAGAAATGGAAAATATGGTTATCGATGGACTTTTCGTACTCTTTGAGTCCCTGATGCGTGAACGCGAATCCCATGGTTTCATAGTTGTTGCTCATGGGAGTGACTTCCACATTCCAAGATTCGATATCGGTCACTTCCTTGTATGCATCCACATAGTCGGCCTCATCAGCGACAGACAACAACAATTCCGGAATGTCCTTCTTATCCATTTCCCGCAGCTTTTCGTACGGGATGAACGGCAAGTCAGGATTTTCCTCGTTGTATTCCCGAATGGAATCATCATCGTCAAGGCCGAGCTGTGTTTGCACAAGTTCACTAACTGACGAATATTCATTACCCCTTTCGTCATAGAACTTGCTGTAATCGATATCTTGACCTTCAATGACAGCGTCATCCAACTTCATGGTATCATCTTTCGGAAGCTGCTGTTCAAGGACATGAATTGGCATATTTGTGCTGAAATTGTCCACGGAGCCCTCGAACTGCAGGGCGGCAAACCGCTTGAGATACCAGCCATTCTGGGGGTCAACCTTCACGGTCGTTTCAGAGGTAGCTATGAGCTCTCTTGCTTTTTCGTTTTCTGTCATGATAAAACACTCCTTTTTTTATAGTTAAACAAAAAGGCGGACCTCTCGTGATGAGAAGTCCACCTTAAAGCAGAATTGTGAACCGTACGAGCACAAGATGTGCCTTTGTAGAATGGTATCTATCGTACAGTTCTAATTATACCCGACTCGCATAAAGTGGCAAGCAGAAAAAATCTAGGGTGCCTCAAGCGATTCCGAATACAGTTGCGTTGTTTTTGTTTTCACGCTGACGCTGTTCAGAGAATGTCATAGTGCTCATGTTGGCGTTGAGGTATGCCAGCTCTTTTTCAGCATCCTCTTTCTTGTCAAACACCGTAACATTCAGCAGCTCAGCAGGTAGGATGACATTGTCAGTAAGGTCATCGCCGGTATGGATGCAGACTTCAACAGTACACTTTGGCGCACCGATGTTGTCTCCGGCGCGAGTATAGCCGCGCCAAACGCTGACGGTCTGAATGTTTCCGGGATAAACCGTGCTTTTCGCACGTGACTTTGCGTAGATGCGACCGTTCTTGTTGCGGCTGCGCACTTCAGTGACGACCCACACGGGCTGGTCAATCAACGCCAGAGCGTTGGAAAGATTTAATTCAAACATTTTTTGTATACCTCTTATTTTTCATTGTTGTTGTCGCCTTCATCGATTGCGATGGGCGGCGTCTTGTCGAGCAGCGTGTCGATGTTCCAGCCGCAAAGGGTCAAGAGCACCTCGGATGCGGGACTCTGATTCCGGATATCATTTGCCAGATGAAACCCGATGTGTGCATAGGCATCATCATCGCTTGCAATTTCGTTCTTGATAGTTTCGGCAAAATTTTCAGCCAGTTCCGCGTTATCGGCGATGACATTCATAGCTTCGTTCATGACGCGGTCCTTGACCACGAATGCGTCATCAGCAGAATAGTCACATTCCGGACAATGCGGTTTAGCCTTTACACCGCTGGATACGGAAATAAGCTTGCAGCCACAAGACGGGCAAGTGAAGAAATAGGGATGGTTAGTAGGTAAAGTAATCATGTGTTTACATACTCCTTTTGAAAATATTGGTAGTTTTATAAAATGAAAAAATCATGCACAGGCATCATTGGGGCCTGTGCGGGGTAATGATTTCCAGGGAACGATTGCTCCCTGCCGGTTAGATGTATTTGAGTTTTTGTCCGCAAACAGGGCATCGCTCATAATGTGGATTCTGGTAGTACCCATCGTTGCAGTCCCCGCCTAAGTCCGCATCGCAATGTGGGCAGAGGTTCGGAGACCAGCTTTTCGAGATGGGCTGCTTTGGAATTTGCAGCTCACAAGCCTCGATGGCTATACGCAAAGGTTTACTGCCTCGCTCCCTCATCAAGCCGCCATTCAGGAGCTTGGTGAGGTAGTTCACGGCATTTTGGTATTCAGTTTCGGTCGTCATTTGCTATCACCATCCTTTTCGAACAGCTCAGAAATTTTGTCAAGAATCACTTGAGATTCTGCTGCTGCCTGTTCGTTGTAATGCCTCCACTTGTCACGAAAATCCTCTAAGTCCTTGACAACGTCACGGCGGGAAACTCCATCGAGCAAGCGCACAGCCATATCAGAAAGATTTTCAGCCTTGAGAGCGTCGATGTCCGGGTTGTAGCAGAGCATGATAGCGTCAATGGATTTTGCAAGGTTCAAGCATTCCGTATAAAGTTGCTTCATTTCGCTTTCACTCTTGTCGAATTCACCGTCAAAGACATTCCCAATCACGTGAATGCAGCAGCAATCCTTGAGCATGACAACGTCCGTGGATTCGCAAACGCGAACCATAAAACGGGCCGACGATTCAGAATACTCGACTACACCCTTGCGGCGTGTTCGGGTCGCATCATTCTTTAGCCAGAAAGTGATGATGTCATCTTCAAAGATGAAATTGCCGAGAGAATCGTTGATGCCAGTATACTGGCCAATAGTGTCTGCATGTACAACGTACTTCTCAACCTTCGGGTTCTGCTGGTAGATTATCGCGTAATCATATCCCTTGTTCTGAGGAAAGACGCCGCCCGCGACCCAGATGCCTGGCAGTGGGATACCGGATATGGAGGTCCGTTCACCCTTGCGCCGAGTCTGACCACGGAATAAGATTTTTCTTGTTGACATAAAAATACTCCCTTCTACGCAAAAAGGCAGACCTCCCGATTTTTCGGAAAGTCCGCCTCAACGAAATTATGAATTTTTGTACGACCACAAAAAGTGCCTAGTAGATGGTATCTATCGTACAAATACCATTCTAGGCGGTTCGCACATTTTGACAAGTAAAAAAATGCCGCCCATCCGAAGATGAGCGGCAAATCTTTTTCTTATTCCTTCGCCCTCATGAGAACTTCGCCTTCTCCGGAAACAACGACCCAGCCTGTATCTTTACGGTATTCAGCACTGAACAGGCTTGCGAAGTTGTACCCTCCGGAAAATTCGATGTATTTCAGGGAAAATGTCAGCTGCATATAGGCATCCGAAGAAGTGCCGTTGCAGTCATTTTCCAAAGAAATATTCAAACGGTAAAAGTCCGGACGAGCGAGGTACTTGTCGGCAATGTCCTTGTCGTAGGTGATGTCGTGGAAGCAGCAGGACGAGAATGTCTGCAGATGCACTTCGCGGTATGTATGACCGAAAAGACCGCATTTATCGCGCAGATTCTCCGGCCAATGCACCTCAATGCGACCGTTGGGTTTGAGGCATGTTACAGGAGGCTGCTCAACGCCAATACCGTAATAGCGTCGGACGAACTCAAACAGCGACTTCCAGTCGATACAATTATAAAATTCAGTCAGCTTCTCGCCATCGCTGAGCTGGTAGGTTTTGGTGACCATATGCATTTCGTATCACTCCTTTGTTTGTTGGTATGCATTTTCGAAGGCTTTCTCGTCCAAAGCAAAATACTTGTGCGTGAACCAAAAATCTGTCGGTGCCCGCTCTGCGTCCGGGAACAGAGAGTTGCCTACTACGACAACTCCGGGAGCGCCAATACAGCACATTTGAATGTAGCACATCTTGCAGACCAGAGGGTCAATGTCTTGTGCCACAAACAGAACATACTTGTCCCAGTCCGGGTCAGTGGATTCCAACTGTTTGCGCATCACATTGTACCCCGCCAGAAGCAGGCATCCGGCACCACAGCACGGGTCGTTCACCCGCAGGATACGGGACTTGTCCAGAACAAGAGAATCCGGCATGTTTATGCGTGCCATCATCTGTCCGACATTGTATGGCGTGAAAAACTGCCCTGCTTGGCTTTTGCTTAATCCGAGATTATGGTAAACGGTGCCAAGAAAATCCTGCTCAGGGTTTTCCAAGAGCGCGGTCATTGTGATGGCGGTAAGCACCGCAAACTGCTGTACCGTATTCTCGTCGTATTTCTGGACGATGGCATGGTACTGTTCCTCTCTTGCATCCCTGCACCGCAAATCACAGGTGTTCGCAAGTGCAATGGCGTGCATATCGATGTAGTCGTACCAGAGTTCGCTGCGCCCATATCGGGCGCTCATCTCGTTAAACACCTTGATGAACTCTATGACCGGCGAAACCGGTGCCTTTTGGCTGCTCATAAAAACTCCTTTCGTCGTAAAACAACAAGCGGGCCTCCCGGAATTTGGGAAGTCCGCTTGTTTGCAGATTGTGAATTGTACGAACACGAATTGTGCTTTAGATATTATCTATCGTACAGTCACTGCTTTATGCGGTTCGCACACTGGGGCAAGTACCAGCTATTGGATTTCGGCTTTCAGCCATTGCAGATACCGGTATCGCTCGGCTTCGTTCTGAATTCCCTGCAAAGCAAAAGTTACGAACGGCACATCCGTGCAATGATTGTACAGCCACGATTCGAGGGCGAGTGCCTTAAAAATATCATTGTAGCAAGTATTGCGCCGATAATATTCGAGGTTTTCATCTTCGATTTCGTAGTCGAACTTTGCGCGGATTTCTTCCGCCGTATAGTTTTCGGCTTTTGCGGCGGCGTTCGCAAAGAACGGGATATTGCCTTCCTTCCATTCGAAAAACGGATAATCCTGGTCGCAGGAGTTCTGGAAATATACACTCAGCGGCCATTTCTCGCTTGCGCTTTCTGGCGGCATCATGATGATACCGAGCAGCTTGTGCTCTTCCCAATACAGAAAACGGAAGGTAAACAATGCCTCAAGCCAATACCGGTCAGCGGTATCCGCAAGCACATCGGCTCTGCGGTTTTTGCTCTCCTCATCCGCAATGTATCCGGTACGAATCGAGGGAATATAATACCGATTATCCCTGATGGTTTTCCTGATATTCTTTTCGGTCATTTGCGATTGCGTGTATTCCAGCGCAATCGTCATGGCTTCCTGCAAACTGTTCGCCTGCGCAAAGCCCATGTCAAAACCATAGCTCATGATGTTTGGTTCCTTTCTTTTACAAACAAAAAGCAGGCTCACCCGGAGATGAGTCTGCCTGAATGTTTGCAGATTATGAATTGTACGAACGCAAATAGCGTCCCTGTGGATAGTATCTATCGTACGAATACTATTTTATGCCGTTCGTACAAAAGGTCAAGAAAAAGAGTTTGTGCAAAAAGCGTTAATGGTTCTTGATTTTGAAAGTGGGGCGAATACCAATAGAATTGGTAACGTTGTAGTAGTCCGCATTACCGCCGGCGTCGACACTGGCGAAGCGGGAAACGGAATCTTCAACCTTGTTCGCCAACCAGTACCACTGAAATTTCTCATACTTAGTGCCGTCGAACGCCATACGGTTTCTGCGCTTCTTCATGGGCTCCCACTGTTTCACACACAGGCTTTCGCACTCACCGTAGTAGTTCTTTCCGAAAATCTCTTTCTCGGTCGGCAGACGGAGCAGGTCGCCGTTGTTAAACGGGGCCATCATAGCCTTGAGTTCTGCCGGGAAGAGATACAGAATCTCACCATTCAGCTTTTTACGAAGGTCACTCTCTTCGTAACCTCCTTCATTGGTACTGGCGCTGTTCATCGGGTGCTCGCCAGGCAGGCAATCGGTCAGACAGAAAATCATGCCGTCCTCCTCTTGCTGCACTGCCATAGCCTGTACCTTTACACCATCTGCAAGTTTGACCTCGATGACGTCTCCGACCTTAAAAGTATCAACGTCAGACTCAATTATTCCTTTTACTTTCATTTGGTTTTCCTCCGTTTTAGATTGTGACGCACTCCCACCGCTCACGCAGTGGGTTTCCTTGGCGCGGGCTTTGTGAACGCAAAAAGGCGGACCTCCCAAAATCGGGAAGTCCGCCTTAAAGCGAAATTGTAAATTGTACGAACGCAGATAGCGCCTCAGTAGATGGTATCTATCGTACAGTTATTATTCTACGCCGTTCGCACAAGTTCGCAACGGCATTTCGATTATTTCCCGAACAGCGGGTTTTCCCAGATAACCTTGCGCCTGCTCGATACGGATACGATAATTTTGAAGGGAATACTGTGCCGGTGTCCACGACCGTACCATTGGCAATTTTCTTCCAGAAATTGTTCCACTTCTTCCTGATGACGGACCGGGGAAATCGCGAATGTGTCAAGACTTTTAGTCCTAATCGTATCGTAGGACTCAATACCGACAGCAGGATACACGACTTGCATCGACTTGCCGCCAGCCTCAATGTTCAAGCGAACATTTTTGTGGTCTTTGACAGCAGCCATCAGACTCTTACAGATGCTTTCCCAGCAAGAAGGGTCTGCGTTGAACGCATCCAGATACTGCCGGGTCTGAACCAGATATGCCACAAAAGGTTCAGCAAATTCCTTGGCAAACGATTCCCCGATTCCGGACTGTTCCAGAGCCTTGGCAAACCGCTCTTCCCAGCCGGAAGGATTCGCAAGGTAGTCAACAATAACGGAATCGTCGAACTTTTCAAGGAGTTTCAGCATCAAGTCGAGCGATGTAGTGTCGTTGTTCCGGTCATAAACATACTGCTTGACGGCGCTGTCGTATGTCAAGGATTGGAACTTTTTGTCGTTCATCACCTCGGCGGATGGAGTGTAGTTCTTCTCGATATATGCGAGAAACTTTTCTCTCATTTCAGTTGTGACCCAGTTGGAATCAGCCTGCTTGCAATCCTCAAAGAGCATCATAAGCGAGATAGACTTGCAACATGTTTCTTTGCGGTCAACGATGAACGCCATAAAGGCGAGATTGTTCTTAATGCTGAAATGGTTCGCACCTATAGCCAGAGGGAAAGAGCCGAAATCCTGCTCGTACAGCGCTTCGACATAATGTTCTCCCTTAGCCAAAGGAACGCGCACAAAGCGGCGGAAAGCGGTGCCTTCGAAAGCGTTGGTAACAACACCCTCCAGAACGGTATCCGAGTCATTTGCGATATAGGAATCGAAGATTTCCTTTGTGATAGTTTTGTAGTACATATAAACCTCCTATGGTTTAGAGGGTATTTATTATTTTTGGTGGAATTTCTTACGAAAATTGGTGGTCTACTAATTTATGTAAATACAATCCCTTCGTTTTTGGCAACAAACTTACATTTACCAGATGAATACGAATTGCCGTTTGTGTCGTAATATCCATCCGCTTTACCGTTGTGTGAGCCGCTGGGTCCTTGCATCACATGAGTATGCTTGCCAACAAGAAACACACAGCCTGGAAAGTTGCGTTTTGGATTTCGATATTCCGGATGATGCTCCTTTACCTTGAGTTTGCAAACATCATCTGGTTGGCATTGACGGAACTCTTCCAAACTGTCAGTCGTCTGCTCAGTAGCTTTATGCCGATTTGTAGCAACTGACTTGCCATTGAGCGTGTACACGCGGCTCATATTTTCTTTGTGCAGTGCTCGTCTATCGTGACGACGAAATTGTTTAAGCTCATATGGTACGCGGTTGTTGATGTCACTATCACAAACATCATTCGGTAAAACGGAGCAGGCAATGCAATAGGCATCGAGCCAGTGGTCTTTGCTAACACCATGCGCTGCACGATAGTCGTAGGTACTTTTGCCATTGGTCGCAAAGAAATGCTTCGGGAAAAGAGAACTCAACTCTTTCGTCAGTGCCGGAATAATTTGATTCAACACACTCAAAGCACCGTATTTTTTGTTGAGTCCGGTTTTCTTTTTGGCGAGTTTCTTTTGCCATGTGGTATCCTTATGTACAAGGTCGTAGTGTTTTGCGCATAAGCCAACGATGTTCCCAATAGTATTGCTGCCATTTTTATGCTGAGGCACCACATGGTGGTAATGGTCAATCGGTTTTTTGCAAAACAGGCAATGGTGCTCCTGCATTTCAGAGACGGCTTCTTCAAGGCTTGCTTTTTGATAGAGCGGACCTTGCTGATATTGCCATTTCTGAATGTTAGGATTATCCAACTGCATAAACGCAAATTTATTAACCTCAAGCACAACATCACTGATAGGAAGAAACTTCTGAATTTTCTTCACCAAGTTAATGTGTGTCTGCAGCAACTGATTTGCGGTAGGTGTGAGCCAACCTTCCTGTCTCGTGCGATTACTGAACTTTGCTTCTTTGTTTTTGATGCCGATGCAAAGGACTTCTTTCTCACAATCCGGAAGATGACGCTTGATGACACCAATCTTCTTTGCACGCTTGCTGACGCTGCCGTTTTGAGCAGTTGTTTGTTTCACGCACTTTTTAGAAAGAGTGCCATTTACTTTGGCTCTCCGTTGACGGCGGCATCGTCTGCCGTTGGTGCGTCTTGCACGACGGGCCTTTTTGCGCCCTTGCATCAGTTTCGGAATTTCCTTGTTACGGGTTTCCAAATGCGCGGTAAAGACTGCAGTGCCGTCCGTTTTAACAACAGCAACGCCGATATTGGTTCTACCGGGGTCGATGCCTAAGTAAAGTGGCTGCACTACATCGTTGGTTTCATACAGCAGTTGAATGGTAAACGGTTTTGTTCTTACGACTCGCGCCTTTTGCTCTTTAAGCAGATGACGCACATGTCCACCGCGAGTCGTAGGCATTAAAGGTTTACCGTCTTTGTTGAGCACATATACAGTGGACATATACGCCACCTCCTTTACGATAAGTCTCCCCTGCCGAAGCAGGAGGTTGTGTTTCCCTTGGCTGGGTGTTTGCTGCGAGTAGTATTACACGAGGTAATACCACTCTTGCGGAGCTATCAACTGGGAAAATCGACAGGCGCAACAAACATCCATGTGCCTGTGATACTTATGAAATTAAGTGATTTTATTCAAACCACCAAATTTCGTAAATACCCGGTTTAGACCTTCTTCAGAACGACGTAATGGAAGCCGACAAGCTGCTTGGGCACATCGACGGTGGACTCGTCGTCCGGGTCGTAATAACCCGTCTCGACTGAAAGCCCCATAGCTTCCATGCCGCTCGCAACCACCTCAAGCTCCTGTTTGTTGCGGGAAACGATAGTGTTTTCCACGAACTCCACAGTGTTTTCAGATTTGGATGCAAGGCGCTTGCCGTAAACGATATAATCGAAATTTTGAAGAAAAATCCCGGAAGAAAGGTCACTGAGTTGCTTTTCGGTGATGGCTTTCTGACGATTCAGATAATCGTCATTCATGGATTTAACGCACGTTACATCTTCATCGACCCAAAGGATGCGTTTTGATTCATCCCCGTCAGCACGAATACCGTCAGCAATGATGGCAAGAGGCTGGTCAGTCTCCATATCATCATCACCGGCGTAAAGATGACCCATTACGATGCCGTTGGTATCGTTCGGCAGCTCGAGGCGGAACCAAGAACAGTGGCGATGGCTTTTAACATTATCGGTCGTAAGCCAAATGCCGGGATAGGACTCTTTGGTTTCTTCACCAAGAGAAAATTCCGCATTGGCACTGTCTGCGCCAAGAACTGTTGATACGGTAAGAGAAATAGGCGGTTTCTCTTCATTCGGCCAGAACACCTCGATAACTTTCTCGATAGGGACAACGACAGATACGGGTTTTTCGCTGAAATTAGAAGAAAGTTTCAGTTCCATGTTAATGTACTCCTTGTTATAATTGGTTGTTTTTAGATATCGACGTAGTAGTATCCTGTCAGAGAATCCACCTCGCCGCTGCGTTCGTCTTCCTTGGGGTCGAAATATCCGGTAACAGCATCGAAACCCATGGAATCCAGCATATCCGCAATGCGGTTTACAGTAGCCTCATCCTTCGAGACAATCAGGGATTGAATACGCTCTACATAGCCGTGCGTGGCTTCCTCCAAGCGTGTTCCGAAATTAGCGTAGCTGAACGGCTTGTCGAACTGTTTTTCCGTGGCGGCAAACCACTTATACTTGTTTTCACCCTCGGATTCTTCACGGAAATCCTGAACGCTGATGGTTCTTCTGTTCGCGAAAACGATTCGCGGAGAATCGTCATCAGATGCTCGATAGCCGTCCACAATACGAACCAGCCAATCATCGCTTTCCGTTTCGTTGTTGCCGGAATACAAGTATCCGGTCACGAACGGATTCAGCGTATTCGGAGCTTCAAGAGAACACCAGAGCGCTTCGGTGTCAAACTTTTCATTTCGACTCTCAAGGTCAACACTCAGGTAGTTCTCCTCCTTCTCATCGCAAATCGTCATGGCGGCAAGAACGGTCTCATCCTTAACCGTGGCAGACATCTCGATGCGGTTGGGCTTGTCATTTTCGTCTGCCCAGTATTTTTGAATTAGGTCTTCCATGGGGATGGTGACGCTCTTGCCGTTATTGCTTTTCAATGTGATTTTCATAGTGTTTTCTCCTTATCTTTTCTCGATGTAGTCACGGATATAGTTTAGTACACCCTTTTAGACGGTCAGTGCAGCAAAATCGAAGTCATTCAAACAATCGCAATCCAAAAACTGCCTTCCGCAAATTTATTACACCCCTTTCTTTTTGTTGACGCAAAAAGGCGGACCCCCAAAATTAGGAAGTCCGCCTCAAAGCAGAATTGTAAATTTTACGAGCGAAAAACGCCCAAAGTAAAATGGTATCTGGCATACAATTACTATTGTATGCCAGTCGCACGTTAATGCAAGCGCGAACAACAAAAAGCCATCCGCAACGAGTGCAGATGGCTAGTGGTATCGGTTTTTGTCAGTCGCTATGGGTGATTCGTTGATTTTTCGCAACGGTGCTTCTGATTTTGAAAGCGGGGCGAACGCCCATAGAGAGAGAAACGTTGTAGCAGGCCGCATTGCCGTTGGAGTAGACATAAGCAAAGGTAGCAGCGGACTCACGAACTTTGTTCTGAACCCAGTACCACTGCATGTTCCCATTCTTGCCCTTAAGTGCCATACGGTTTCTACGCAGCTTCATAGGCTTCCACTGAGTCACATACGGACTTTCGTACTCCCCGTAGTAGTTCTCTCCGTGGATTTCCTTTTCAGTAGGAATACGGAGAAAGTCACCGTTATCAAACGGAACCATGAGTGCCTTGAGGTCTGCCGGGAAGCGGTCAAGGATTTCACCATTCAACTTCTTACGCAGGTCGGACGCTTCATAGCCGCCCTCATTGGTACGGGTTTCATTCATCGGGTACTCTTTAGCCAGACAATCAACCAGGCAGAAAACCATGCCGTCCTCTTCCTGCTGCACTGCCATAGCCTGTGCCTTTTCGTCATCGGTGAGTCTGACCTTGATAATATCTCCAACCTTGAAAGTGGAAACATCAGACTTAATCATTCTTTTTACTTTCATCGTCTTTTCTCCTTATCTTTTCTCGATGTAGTCGCAGATGTAGTTCAGCATACCGTTCTTTTCAAGGTCGTCGCCGATAAAACCGCTGCAGGAATCAACGACATTGCCGTCCTCATCCGTGATGCAGTATTGCCAGCAATTTCCCTGCAGATAGTCGCTGTATGCTTCGAGCTCGCTGCGGATGCAGTCCTTAGCACGGGACATTGCTTCACAGCGGGATACGGGCATATCGGAATTTCCCTGCTTCATGAAGTCGTTGATATTAGCGACCGCAAAGCCGATGCAGGCAGAATCCCAAATGTCAGGAAACGGAATTGTGCGGAGTGCAATGCCACTGTGTTCGCGGAAAAAAATGGGCAGAATAGTATATTCACCTGTTTTCGCAAGTGTTCGCTTTGTTTCGTTCAGGTAGTAGGAACTGCCGATGATGTCGCCTATCTTGCGACGAGGGCTTTTGAGACAATAGAAAGTGGCTGCATTGCAGTCATTTTCGCGTGGGTTTTCGATGTCCGTGTCACGGCTTATTTCGAGGCACAAGTCATCTTTGAGGGTGATTTCTCGGTAATCGTAAACGGTCATTTAGAATCTTCCTTTCTGATAAATGCAAAAAGGCGGGCCTCCCAAAAATCGGGAAGTCCGCCTTAAAGCAGAATTGTGAATTGTACGAACGCAAATAGCGTCCATGCGGATAGTATCTATCGTACGAATACTATTCTATGCCGTTCGCACAAAAGGTCAAGAAAAAGAGTTTGTGCAAAAAGCGTTAATGGTTCTTGAGTTTGAAAGCGGGGCGAACGCCACCAGAGGAAGAAGCGCTGCCGCAGTCCGCGCCACCGATGCTGCTGCCATCGGAGAAGCCAGAAACGGATTCTCTGACCTTGTTCATCAGCCAGTACCACTGCAAGTTCTCATTCTTACTGCCATCGAACGCCATACGGTTTCTACGTTTCTTCATAGGCTTCCACTGCTTCACATACGGGCTTTCATACTCACCGTGGTAGTTCTCTCCGAGAATCTCTTTCTCAGTCGGCAGACGGAGCAGGTCACCGTTGTCGAACGGAACCATGAGTGCTTTGAGGTCTGCCGGGAAGCGGTCAAGGATTTCACCATTCAGCTTCTTACGCAGGTCGGACGCTTCATAGCCACCCTCATTGGTACAAGTTTCATTCATCGGGTACTCTTTAGCCAGACAATCAACCAGGCAGAAAATCATGCCGTCCTCTTCCTGCTGCACTGCCATAGCCTGTGCCTTTTCACCATCGGTGAGTTTAACCTTGATAATATCTCCAACCTTGAAAGTGGAAACGTCAGACTTAATCATTCTTTTTACCTTCATTTGGTTTTCCTCCGTTTTTGATTTTGACATAGTAGTATCCCGTCAGAGAATTCGCCTCGCCATTGCGCTTATCTTCCTCCGGGTCGAAATAACAATTTTTCCTTGGTTTGTTTTCAGAACGGAATGCATTCTTCGACTACGACTTTTTCTCCGTTGTAGGTGGCGGTGAATTCTTCCGCATCCAGCCATTCCCGGTTACAGGCGTAATCCGAGTAGCCAGAGAAAGACACTGTCTTACTGCCGAACAGTCGCTTACATTCCTTGTTGAACTCTGCCTCGGCGTAATCCCGGAGCCGATTTAGCAGCCTGTCCTCGTTGTCAGAGGGGTATTCTTTGCGGACGGTAAAATCGTAGCTTTCGCCCGTGGTGCAGGCGAAATAAAAATAGGCTTCGCACATTGCTGTTTTTTCCATTGAAAAATCTTCCTTTCTGACATTTTCTGACATGAAAAAGCGGACCTCCCAAAATCGGGAAGTCCGCCTTCAAGCAGAATTGTGAATTGTACGAAAGGCAGAAAGCCTTTTTGATTTGGAATGGTATCTATCGTACAATACTCATTCTACTTGTTTCGCACATTTTGGCAAGTAAAAAATGCTGCTCATTCGAAGACGAGCGGCAAAAAAATGTTAAACGAATTGCTTGAGAGTGGGTCTGATATCAGATGTGGAAAACAGTCCATTCACGGTTGGGATAATCGTCGCAGAAGCTTGCAAAAGCGAGCGGAGCACCGTTGTCTTGGCTGTTTTTGTTGGAGTGTACGAAGACGTTGTAGTCTTCCATGTTCTCGACATCATCAGCCGTGGCATCTTCGTCAAAGACATCGTTGACGCTTTCCGCAATCAACTCTTTCATTTTCCCGAATGCCTCGTCGAAGGTGTCGTAGAAACCTGTGAGCTCGATGCTTTCGTATTCCTCATAAGAGAGAAGGAAGAAAGGCTTGTCAGTCGTGACCTCAAAAACAGCCCATTCGACGCTTTCTTCGTCGTCTCCTTTCCAGAAGTCATAGGTAGCATGTACTCTGGGCTCGCTGTTGTCAGCATGGCAGTTTTCATCGAAATCGAAAGAGAATCTGTAGCGCTCCTCATTCTCGTGCGTGATATCGGCACCGGTAAGACCTGCATGATAGTTCTTGTTTATGCGCTGTGCCATGCTGTCCTTTACTGCGGTGACCGCCTCTTCCAGTGTGTCCTTCTTGCAGATAAGGTTCGTGCAATCATAGTGTTCGCTCTTAATCACGATAAACATTTTGTGGTCTCCTTTTTTGTTTTTGTTTGATATGCTTTCCCCCGTCAACTACCCCACCTGAAGGAGGGGGCGTGAAATCCCGCAGAATTCCAATAATTCTCACTCAATGGATTTTTATAGCACGGTTCTGTCCGTACGACCAAGTATCAATTGCGGGTTCGTTCTGCGTGATTCAGTAAAATTAGCAAGATAGCCTGTCGGCTACCTTATTCCTTTTTTTGTTTGCCTCGGACATCGGGTTTTTCCTATCTAACAAAGCCGCCCACTGAAATGTGTCGTGGGCGGCTTTGTTAGTTGTTAGTTTTCGAAATTCGGATTCCTCCAGACCACTTTCTTTCCGTAATGGATATCCGAAATATACTTGAACGGAATCTTATGCTGGTTTTCGAGAGCGGCATCGTTTTCCTCTAAAAATTCCTCAATGCGTTCCTCTTCACTACGCGGAGCAATGTTCCATGTATCGAGATATCCATCATACATGGCATCCAGATTGAAAATTCTGTCGACGGGGTACTTGACAGAGTCGATTTCTCCGTTGACGTCCAAGCCAAGGTGGACGTTCTTATAGTTCTTGATGCTGTCTGTTAAGGATTTGTCAACTCCTCCGTCACGGCCAATGTAATCCAGAACTGGAGCCCGGAATACTTAAGGTTCGCTTTCATGATTCTCTTCATCGTCCGTTCAGCCCAGCCGGTGGGATTAGCAAGATAATCCACTACCAGTTCATCGGCATTTGTGGATGTCAGGCCAAAGCAAGACCCTTTTCCAATCTCATCGACAATGCTGTCAATAGGGCTGCGATAATTCTTATACCCCTTTATTATGCGACAGAAAGCGTTCTGTCGTGCTATCTTGTCGTAATAACTGCCCTTGAGAATTTTCTTCTTGTCTTCTTCCGTCACATTCTCTCGGAACATATCGAACAGCTTCTGTGCCATTTCCTCTATGACAGAATCCGAGGTAAAAGAAGAACGGCAGAAAATCGTTTTGAAGTCCTGTGTTTCATTGACGGTTTTGGCATTGTCGACAACGAGGCAAAGGAAGCGTATCTCCTGGTTGAATGTTACGGGTTTATTTTCCCAGGTTCCATAAAACCGCTGCCCGTACAGAACATCTACCTTGTGCTCACCATAGGCGAGCGGAATGCGCATAAAACGGTAGTAGTACTCGGACAGCTCACCGGAATCAAGAATGATATTGCCTTCAAATGAAGGAGCGCCGAATTCGAGGAACGTTTTGAACCCCTCACGGTTGATATTGTTTGCCATGATATTTTTCCTCCCAAAATTACAAAATTAGTTTACCATAAAATACGCAAGCACAAGAAGTATGGCGAAAATTATGGCGGTGATTACAATCTGTTTTAGCATTTTCTTTTTCGATGGGTTGTCGCAGGAAATTATCGAAGCTGCGTCAGTCATTACAAGGATATAAAATCCGACGAATGCTGTGATTAGATTCATGCTGTACATCAGATGCGCACCTATGAAAAGGCTCGTGGTTATTGTTACAAGTTCGATGATAAGCTTGACTGTTTCCTTTGCCGAAAATTTTTCACGCAAAACAAGAATTACCGAAAAGACTATCATTATAGGATATAGTACAAGAAGCATGATGGACTCCTCTCTTGATTTTTGGGTTTTGGATTCTTTCAGAGAATCTTCTTTATAAATTTGACGTTTGTGGGATTATCGCTGTTGGCTCATGCACGGTGCAAAGGGTCAAATGGTACAGCTTCACTGTGTATCTGCTCTAGGCTCAGAAATTTTCCAGAATGTCTGGTTCCCATAATAGATTGCCTTGACACAACCAATGGGAATCCTGTCATTCGACAAACCATGTTTTGCAAGGAATTTCTCTACTTCTTTCCGCATACGCAGAGGATAAATATATTCCGTAGGCACGGAATCTTTCTCAACTGTCTGCGGACAGGCTATTTCAGCTGCCGGATACAGAACCTTCTTCATGTCGCCGTCAATTTCGAGTTTCAAACGCACGGTTAGCGCGTCACCAAAAGCAGAGAACATTTTCTTGTAAGCGTTCTCTTTGCTTCCAGGTTCATTGTATTTGGCAATGTACCGCCGTGCCATGCGTTCAACACTTACGGCATCTCGGCCTACGCTTGCGCTGAATGCTGGATATTTGCCATCGACATAGAACTTGTCAATCGTATCGATAGCATAATCTGCCCAGTCTTCAGGAGATTCCAGATAATGAATGAAAAGGTCGAAGCTAGGTTGATTATCATATGCTCGCGGCAGAGGTGCCTGAGCAACTTCCGCCAGATACATCAGAGCGTTCTTATAGTTGCTATTCCCGCAGACAGCCCGCTGGAAAGCAATCTTTTGCGCGATGGCAATATAGTAAGGGTTGTGCGTTTCCACTTCCGTTTCAGGGTTCATTTCGCACAGCTTTTCGTACAACAACTCAGCCATTTTCAGATAAGTTTCCTTGTCTGCGCTCCCGGAATAACAATCCAGGAACAGGTTGGCGTAATTACACGAATAGAAGGCTACGTCACCCTCCTTAGAAACAAGGCCGAAGTAAATGAGCTCCTTCCGGTAATTTAGCAGTTCGTTGCGCCGGAACTTCTGCCCGTACAAAGCGCATACCTTTTCACTGATGGGTATTTTCACAAAATAATAATGCCCTTTGTTCTTTCCAGAGTCAGAAATGATGTCGCCATCAATAATCTGAACTTCGGTTTTGAGAAAGATACTGAAATTCTTTTTGGTAATCTTGCTGATAGTCATATGACATTTTCCTTTCTCGGTTTGCAAAACAAAAAAAGCAGACTCATCCATAAAGGACAAGTCTGCTCGATGCTTGCAGGTTGTGAATTGTACGGCAGCGAAAGTGCTGCACAAGTTGGTATCTATCGTACAATAACTATTCTATGCCATTCGCAAAGTATGGCAAGCAAAAAATGCCGCTCATCCGAAGATGAACGGCAAAAATGTTATTGGGCTTGATTCAGAAGTTGACTGAGCCAAGTTGGTCGATATGTTCCAATAGGAAGAAGCTGCCCGTTGCGATATTCTGCAACAAGTACAAATCCATTGTCATTATCGAAAAACTTAGCTTCATCGCAGTATGGCAAAATTTTGAGGACATCCTCAAAACGGTGAGAAAAACGGGCGTTGACATCCTTAGTGGGAATATCATGCCCCCCACGCTCTACACGGTTTCGAATTCGTCGAATACTTTCTTCGGCGGTATCAAGACCGACATAGTACAGACGAATATAATATCCAGCTTCTTTTGCACGTTTGCAAAGCCGCTTGGGATATCCACCGGAAAGCGTCGTCTCTTGTGTGAAATTCACACCGTCCATTAAGGCACGCTCGATACGCTCAACAGCGAGTTTGCCGCCTTCGTATTCGTCACCGCCACACTGAATGGTTAGTTTGTCGGGGTCAACCACAATGCCGAAATCGTTACGCTCAGAACGCAAAGAACCGGTTAAGCTGGATTTTCCTGCGCCATTCACGCCGCCAATCAGAGTGTAAATTTTCATGGTATCACCTCTTTACTATTATACCACATTTTGCGACAAGCGGCAATCGTTTTGCTTTTCAGGCAATAAGCCGTTAAAAGCATATTCTACAATTCCTTGCTTGTAGTAGTTTTCGTATTTTTTATAAAGGGTAAAGCCGTTTTTCTTTAGCAGAAATTCAAATTCGTTGATATGAATTGATGAAACGGTAATGAGTGGATTTGTACATTGTAATGCCTGATGTGCGATTTTTAGCAATTTTGTAGCAATCCCTTGGCATCGGTAATGTTCAGCTACTCTTAATGTACAAATCTTCTTTTCATCAGAATCTTTTAGTATTAGAACGGCAACTATTTTCCCATCGTCCAGAACAGTATAAATTATCCGATTTTCACTTGCCAATTCGGGAACGACTGTACTATAGTACCATTTACTAAAATTGCTATACTCATTATCCAAGTCGTGCAGAAATTCATATATAGCAGTGATGGTTTGGCTATCATCAGCTTTAACGCATACTTGTTTCATCGAGCAGTCTTCACATCCAACAAATGACCATCATCAGGCTTATTGAGCCAGTCACACCAGCTCATGTTGTTGGAAGGAAAGTCTTTTGCACCGCTGTGAACATCGTTCAGAAAGACGGCAAGATGAAACTTATCGAGTTTCCGAATCGCATCAAGGCGGGTTTCGGTCGCAGAATTCTCATCTGAAACGTCAGCCCCAACCTTTTTCCAAATTGCCCTTTCGGCTCCTTCAAAAGTTGAAAAGCGTTCGCGCTCCATCGAGAGTTCTTCTGTCTCAAACTGCGCCTCAGCAATCAATGCCCAGCGTTCGCTTTCACAGTTGGCAGAGTCCAGCAAACCGGAATATGCCTCCAGCAGCTGGTCGTAGTCATCCGGGTCAAGCTCGGTCGGGTCTACTTCACCGTGTACGACAAAATAGGTGCCATTTGGAGCTTCGAAAATGTCGTATAGTTCGTATCGGGTTCCGCCAACCTGACGTCGCCACTGGCATGTATCAGGGTCGGTGCAAACCCAAGTCTTGGCTTCCAGCTCTGCCTGTTTCAGGTCGTCCGCCAAATCAGAGAGAGCTGCGGAAACCTTTTTGTTTTTCTCCAGGGTCTCAGTAAGACTGATGGTGTTCCCTGCTGCCGCTGCAGCATTGTACATGAACATGGCAAAACGGTCGCTGCTGTACTTTTCAGCCATAGCCGATACTCCCTCAGGAAGATGATTTTGAAAAAGACGAAGGGTATCTTTCGGGACAGAATCGGCTGGGTACTCGAGGGTTACGCGTTCACCAAGGGCATCGTGTTTCAGCTCAAAATTGTGCTTTTTGCAGATTTCGTCATACTGAATGCAATACATAATTATTTCTCCTTTTATTGTTTGAAAGCAAAAAGCAGGCCCACCGAGATAGTGAGTCTGCTGATTGTCTTGCAGAATTGTAAATTGTACGCATTTCGGCCATAGGGCTGTTATCTATCGTACAATTTCAATTTTAGTGGAATCGCACGTTTGAGCAAGTCTGCTTGTCAGACTTTCTCAACCTCATCCGAACCATAAACAATGTTCAAATGCGAACCATTGTCCCAGTGCATCAGGAGACTGCCGGTATCATCGACACCAACAACCGTACCTTCTGTACCAAGAGGTGGTGCCTGGATGTCATCCATTTTGACAAGCCGAACCCGCGTTCCAGCGGGGTATTCTTTGCGGATGGCTTCGACAATTTTGATATTTGGAAACATAGTATTTCTCCTTTAGCTCATTGCATTTGTTTTTTGATGATACTCCAAATACGGTCTGCGATGTTTTCGGCGGTATCGAATCGAGTGACAGATTCACCTTTCCAGGTTCCGCCGTTGCCGTTGATACCGTTGCGGAGCTTAATGCAGCTGCCGCGATTGGCTTTCCACTCATGAAGATTCACCGAGTAGTCGTCAAGCAACACAAAAGAGTTGTCGATGCACGGTGTCTTCAAGCGGTTTGCTGCGGCTCTGGCCTTGCTGCTGCCGCACGCAACGAAGATGCGGTGTTCGGAATCAATTTCTGGAAGATAAGCGTCAAGCCAGGCATTCTTTTCAGAAACCGCATATTGGTTTTCCGGAATATAGGCGGAAAGTGCATACACATCAAGTTCCGGCTTCGTGGTACAAAGAATCTTCACAGCATCCAAAACCGTCTGATAGGGCGGCAAATCTCTGAAATAGCCCGGCTGAAGCAGGTCCTCAAAGCAGGCCGCCTGCTTCCAGACGGCGAGAGTGCCATCCATATCGACGAATAAACGTGCCTTCATATCATTTGTAGGACTCATAATTTTCCTCCTTTTTAGATGTGCAAACAAAAAAAGACAGGCCCACCAAGACGGTGAGTCTGCCATTTATTTGCAGAATTGTAAATTGTACGACCAAGTAGGCATAGGCTGTTATCTATCGTACAAATACTATTTTATGCAGCTCGCACGTTCCTACAAGCGAGATATACAAGAAAAAGCCGCCTACCCGAAGGCAGGCGGCTTAATGTGATTAAGATTAGTTGTAGTCAGACTCTGTCATGACATGGGCACGATAAGTAGTGCCAGTGGTTTCATCTTCCAGTTCCCAGCAACCAGTGAAAGCGTCACAGGGTTCGGTAAGAGCCACCTCTTCGCCCTCGCAGTCGTAGAGAATGGCTTCGGCGAAAGAATCGTCCTCCGTACCACAGCAGCGAATATCCAGGCTGAAACCGTCCGGAAACGTAGCCGTCTCACTCAACGATGCGCCCATCCCCTGCAGCTCTTTGCCGCGAAGATACTTTTCAATGGTTCTGGCACGTTTCTCGCTGATGTAAACGGTTTTTTCCAGAACGTGGGGTTCAGGAAGGACATTGACAATCACATGATATTCTGCACCCTTGTACGGCAGGACGTAGTGATTGCAGAATTTGTACATGCGGCCTGAATAAGCCAGGACTTCTTCAGAGGAATTCTTGTGAAGGACAGCCTCATTGTATACTTTGCCGTCATCATCACACTTCCAAGTGATAGTCATGTCGATGTCATCCGGGAAAAAGCCACTGACAGAAATGAAGCTGTTTTTGTCGAAGTTTGCACCATAGCGAAACCCGGCAATGATTCCGTCATATTCCTCCTTGTCAAGAGTCGAGCGCTGAACATACACTCGCTCAAAGCCCTTGCTCAGCTCATATGCGCGAGCCACATACAGGATAGTGTCCACCAAGCTTTCGATGCTTCCAGCGGTCATAGTATCTTACGTCCGGCGAGCCCAGAGGTCTACGCCGTTTTCAATGATGCTGCACTCATAGACGTAATGGAGTTTTGGGAAGGTTGTGCCGATAAGCTGCATACGCAACACTGGCTTATCACCTTTAGGATAGATGTCGTCAATCGGAAAGTTCAGGGGTTCGAAACCTACATCGTCAGGAGCATCACCAGAACCGGTCCAACGGCAAGGATTCCGTTCTGCGATGAACTCGTGAGCCATCCGATTGGCAACGGGTTCCGGCAAGCCTTCCCATTCCTTGACATCGAGCTTCTTTTCCAGCGCCTCGATGCCCTTTGCGATGGATGTGAGGAAGTTATCGCCGAAATTTTCCTGGCTGTGATTCGATTCCTCGACAAGTTGGTCGAGCAGCCCGGCGTCGTACAGATACTTCTTGGCGAGCTCTGTAGAAATCTCCGCCGAGCCCAGAATGTTAATAGCGGTTTTGAGGTATTTCTTGACTGCCGTTTTGTCCTGCTCATGCTGGTAGAATGCGGCCAGCTGTTCCATCTCGTCAAGCGTTATGACAAGGTTATCGTGGGGTTGGTTGGTGGTTCCACCGAAAATGATAGAACCGTCTTTGTAGCCAATAAACATTTTTTTACACTCCTTTTTATAGTTGCGCAAACAAAAAAGGCAGGCCCACCAAGACGGTGAGTCTGCTCTTTGCTTGCAGAATTATGAATTGTACGAACGCAAAAAAAAACGCGCCAAGTAGATGGTATCTATCGTACAACTTTCATTTTAGGCGAATCGCATATTTTGGCAATAAAAAAAGAGCCCCGCATTTCTGCAGGACTCTGGTGAAGCAAATCAAGTGTCGGCACAATTTGTTCTGACGGCTATCATTATTTTCTGTTTCCCTCAAAGTAAGGATTCTCCCAAAGAACTTTGCGCCCACTTTCAATGCGAGAGACAGTCTTCATGGGAATATCAGACCAGTATTTACTGTAGCCAGCGCAGTTCTCTGCAAGAAATTCTTTCACCTCATCGCTGAGCTTGCGCGGTGCAATAGCCCATGCAGAAATGACCTTATTCTTAATCATTTCAAAAGTAATCAGGTTGGAAACAGGATATTGCACCTGCATTTCTTTTCCATTGGCTTCAATAACGAGCCGAATGTTTTTTGCTTTTGCAGTCGCAGCAAACAAACTACGGCACTCACTTTCCCAACAATGTGGCTTGGACTGGAACTCCAGCATCCTTGATTGGGTAAGACGTTGGACGGCAACGAATTTTTTCCCGATGCTTTCGCTGAAAGGTGTGCCATCGCGAGAAGTGAGATTCTTATCGAGGACATTGACTACCCTTTCCGCCCATCCGGTAGGATTAGCAAAGAACTCGATGGTCGCGGTGTCATCAATGTGCTCAAGAAATTTACGAAGGCTTTCTTCAAATGCGGTGTCTTTCTTTTGCAGGACATACTGTTTGACAGCGTTTTCATAAGCCTCGTTCTGCAATTCGGGCGTGTTCAGATAGTCAGGGTCGAGAATTGTTTTCTGCTCCAGATAATCCCACAGCGTTTTCGTCATCTCACCCATTGCGGAATGGGGACCAGTGTAAGCAGAGGTGGCATCAAACAATCGCAGGAACTCATAGCTTTCAGCATAGGTCTTTTCGTGGTCCACAACATAAGCCATAAACTCAAGGTTATGCTGTTCATAAAAATGGTTTTTGCTCATGCTGGTGGGATAGTTACTGCACATTTGTCCAAATAATGCCTCGACACTATGCTCGCCATCGGAAAGGGGAACGCGGACAAAACGGTAGAAATTCGAGTTGTAGTGCTTATCCAGAACGTTACCGTCCAGAACGGAAATAGCAGGATTAGAAAGAAAAGAACGGAACGCTTTTTCATCAATAGTTTCGAGATACATAGTTTTACTCTCCTTATTTGTTATTTTTGGTTAGGTGGGGAAATTTATGGTATCAGTTCAAGCGTCGTACTCATCGAGTTGCTTTTCGGTGGCAGCGTACAGATAGCCTTTTACCATGTCGTTGGTTTCGTTTGGCAACTCCAAACAGAACCAGAAACCTGCACGACCGGTATTGCTGTTTTTGCTGGTGAGCCAGATACCGGGATAAGAATCCTTCGTTTCCTGGCCGAGCATGAAGTTAGCACTGATGCCGTCTGCGTCAAGCTCAGTGGAAACAGAGAGAGCAGAAGGTTTGGTGGCGCAAGGCCAGAAAGCTTCGATAACTTTTTCAATCGGAATAGTTATTGGCACGGATTTGCCATCAATTTGGCCTGTGATTGTCATTTTCATAAAAATACACTCCCTTTGTTGTTATAACGCAAAAAGAGCGGACCTCCCGATGTGGGAAGTCCGCTCTTCATGCGAAATTGTGAATTGTACGAAAGGCAAAACGCCCTTTCGATTGCTGGTATCTATCGTACAATTTCTATGATATGCTGTTCGCAAGGCGCGTCAAGTTTCATTCGTCAGTAATACCTATATAAAGATGGTAGGTGGCGTTTGCCGTCTGGCAAACCCAATGGCTGTAGAACGAGTTGCTCGGCTCAGACGTGGCGATATCCTCATCCTCACGATAAATAGCCGCTTCGCACCAGGAAGGCCCATTGTGGCGTGGGATGCAGCGAACATCCATGTGCATACCATCGGCGAAGATAACGGATTCGAACTCAATCTCATCCTGCTCTTTGCCGTCATCGGTATACTGCTTGATTTCGTTCATTCGTTTCTGGCTGATGGTAAGGCACTTGACGAAAACCTTGCGGAAATTTGTGAGATTTTCGTATATCATGCACACTCGCATGATGGCGCTTGTCAAGGCATCGACAGAACCAGGGTCGTTGCAAATCGCAGTCTTGTCGAAACAGCCAATGCCGTGCCCTGTCCAGAATCCGCCTTCATACAGGTGAACAGAAGCCGCATAGCAAAGACAACCATCAGGTTTGCAAAGCTGAATTTCGAGTGTGCAGCCATCGTATGTTTCATCGATTTTGCGCTTGTACACATCGAAGCTGATGTTATCAGGCACTTCCCCGCTGCCGTCCCAATGATAGGGATTGCAGCGAATAAGAAAGAGTTCTGCGATTCCTTTTGCATAAATTTTCGTCATACCGACCTTTTGTTTGAACATAGGACTCATAATCCTTCTCCCTTCTCTTCGTTCAGCAATTCGCGTGCATGGTCGAGGACTTCCTTTGCGACAGGCTTACCGCCTTCGTTCAGAGCGAGAAATACTTCCAGGACCTCCGCACGGGTCGCATTCTGGTCAAGTTCAGCAACACCAATGGGAGCATCCATGAACCAGTTTTTATCCAGAGCGGAAAGGCCGTTGTAAAATACGCCTTTGTACGGGAATCGGTTCTCGTAAAAAGCAAGCAGGGTCAACATACGCTGCTTGCCATCAACGATTTCATAGTAGTTGTCATCGTTGCTTGTGCAAGTGAATGGCAGCTGCTTAAAGACGAAACGACCAATCTCGCGACCCATAAAGATGCTGTCCAACAGCTTTTCCCTGTCCTCATCACCCCAAACAGAACCACGCTGATAATCAGGGTTGAAATCAACGCCGAACAGGTATTGGAAGCTGAGCAGAGAGTACATGCTGCGGTTTGAGTAGTGCAGGCGGGACAGTGCAGAATTGCGCTTGGCAAAATGCGTGCTATTGCCATTATCCAGTGGGCGAACACTTGTCCAGGCCCAGCAGGAATAGTCGTCACAATTTGCACCACTGCGGATAAGATACATGTACCCGCCTTCCAGAGCCTCGTCAACAACGCAGTTTAGAAGGTGACCAACCTGTACTTTGTCGCCGACCGTGAAGCGATAAGAGGGTTTCCCTGCACGCTTGGCAGTTTCACAGGCTCTCTCGTAGGAAAGACCTTCGAGCGCAGCTTGTTTCAGGTTGATTTTTGCGATTTCTTTTCTTGCACTTTTCTTAGCCATTGCGATTCTCCTTAACCAATCCGATAGACTCCGAACAAAACAGCAGGAAGAAGCTGTTCATACGGGGTGTATTGGGCAAAATCGTAGATTTGAGCCTCATCGCTGATGATGTATCCGCCAGGGCAGGATTCGCCATCTTCATTGGAACCGCCGTTGTCCTCAAGACCTCGGCTTTTGAGCTCGTTGAGGTAATCCTCACGCATAGCATCGTATGCTTCTCCGGGAGTGGAATACTGCTTTGGATTTACCTTTGTGAAAAGATGGCCCTCGTCATCGGTAAAAGTTTTTGTGATGATAAACATAATTTACACTCCTTTTTTTGTAAGTACGCAAAAAGGCGGGCCTCCAGATATTGGAAGTCCGCCTTCAAGCGAAATGTGAATTGTACGAAAGGCAAAGCACCTTTTCAATTGCTGGTATCTATCGTACAATTCTAATTGTATGGGTCTCGCACGAATGTGCAATGGTCTTTAGCCAAGCATCGTCACGTCCCCATCGACATACCAAATGTACTGCTTCCAGTTAGAAGCGGTCGCACCATGGATGAGCTTCAGCGCAGAAGCTGGAGGCACGCGACTCGGCTCAAATGACATCTCGTAATGCTTTTCCAGGCCGTATTTCCGCAGAACGATACTCGGCATTACTCTGCCAAGCTCGTACCACTTGCGAGGCGGGATACGGCTGCAATGTTCGCGGTGAATTTCAGCGTATTCCTGCTGGAATTTGTGAATGGCCCGAAGCAGCTGACACATCGGGCAGGTATTAAGGATGCCAGGGTCCTTGTAGCGGTATACTACAAGACGATATTTATCGTGTTCCTTGGTGGTCAGAACGACACCAAAATAGTTTTTTGCCATGATATCCTCCTCGTTTTAGTAGTTAGTACCATACTCCAGGGCGTAATCCGGACGCTGATATTCGACGACCGGCTTTTCCCAAGAGCAGATGGGTTCAGTATTGGCGCTCGGAAAATGAGAGCTGATTCCGTTGGTGGCAAGCAAAGCTGCCGTGCAATCCGCAATCTGTGCAAGAAGCTCAGGATTCCATCCAAAGGTGTCATCTCCGGTCAGCTGCTTGCACAGGACTTGTGCCGCTCGAAGAATTTCAGTGTCTTTGGATTCCTGCTGAATAGGTTTCGGTGCAGCAATTGTGACATTTCGTGCAATGACGTTTTTGGGCAATGGCTCATCGACCCATTTTCCCTCGTAAATCTCACGGGCATAGAAACCGTCTTTGTCGAATTCGTCAAGGCGAACCCAATGGTCGGCTTCCCAGGTCCTTTGAGCGATTCCGTCTGGATTGATAGTAACCATCACACGTTCATCGTGTGCGTTGTTTCCCCAATGGGTTTCAGAGTCATTGCCAAACTCCTGAATGAGAAGTTTCCTTGCGAGTTCTCCATCGGTCAGTGCAGCCAATTCTTTGATTCGTTTTGTCTTCATATTTTTTCTCCTTTTTCTGTAAACAAAAAAGGCAGGCCCATCGTGGTGATGAGTCTGCCTAGTTGTATCAGTTTGTGAATTGTACGAGTGCTGAAATGCGCAGATGCTATCTATCGTACATTCACAATTTTACCGGCATCGCAAGCAGCGTCAAGCTGTAGCAGCGGCGTCAGCAGTTGCTTTTTTGGCTTCCGTGTATGCTTCGCAAGCCGCGTGATATTCACTCAGCTTAATCTGCGTAACGGTGTCTGGAACCTTGGTGCTGCGAGTTGCATATTCGCAGGAATAATATCCGTAGATATTTCCCTGCTCATCATCCCACAGCTCCGTAGTGATGCGGCCAGAACCGTTGAAGTCGGCCCACCAGAACTGGTTGGCAAGGAATTTCTTGCCGTTCACGTTCTTACAGACCTCATCTTCCCACAGGCAGTTCATGGGCGAACGCTGCTTGAAGACAACAAACCCGTGAGCGTCACGGCGTTTCATAACCTGGGACTCGTATTTGGCGAGCAGTTCCGGCTTCAAATCAACAGTCAGTCGGTCATTCAAAACATACGAAAGCTTCTCATCAGGGAAATATTTGTCGAAGAACTGCTCTGCAATTTCAATGAAATGCGCTTTTTCCTCCTTTGTCGCGAAATAATTCTTGTAGAAAGTGGTGCCGGGATTTACCTTAAATGCCATTTCAACCATTGCTATTACTCCTTTTTCATCTGTACAGTCCAGCCGTTCACGTCGGAATAAACCGCATAGAGCAGTGTTGCAAAATTATAGCCTCCGTCATACAGCGTATAACGAAGGGAAATGTTCAGCGCAAGAGTGCGTTCCTTGACGGTGCCATCACAATCAAGATAGCTGAATATCTTTGTCGGATGGGAAAACCATGCTTCACGTTCTTCATTGAATTTATCTTCATCGTATTCCACGACTTGCTTGAAACACGAATCAAACGTGGCAAGCTTGACCGACGAAAATACATCAGCCATCATCCCGCACTTTTCAATCAATTCATCAGGCCATTCGACTTTGATGATTGCTGCACCATTGTGCAGCTCTTTCAGTTCTTTGCGGGGGCTCAGCGAGACGTTGTAGCGTTCACTGAGGAAGGTGAACAGCCAGGACCAGTCAATGACTTTCAGGAAGTTGGATACTTCCTTGGAATCCATGAAAATTTTGATTTCTTTACGTGCCATGATATATCTCCTCACTATATTATTCGGTGCCGAATTTAGCCCACGCTTCTTCGACACTCATGTGATAAGCAGCCTTGAACTGTTCTTTGAAATACGCATTGAACAATTCCCGGTGGTGAGGGCTCATGATGACTTCAAGAGTAAAGTCGGGGTCGTCAGTAGAACTGTTGCAGTAAGATACATAGGCATGAATGGTATCGTCCGGATGCCAGTCAATGTACATGTTAATCCAATCTGCATTTTCTTCTGAGTTCAAATCAAGGCCAAATGCTTTGTCTGCATCGAACCAGATAGGGACGTAGACGTTAATCCATCCGTCGTAGATGACTTCTTCATTGGCATCGAGCGTGAATCGTATCAGTTCAGCAAAGTCCTGTACGGTAATAGTTTCCTGCGTGCAGAGACCATGAACCATTTCGTTGTGAGTCATAAAATATGCTCCTTGTTATTTTTTGAAGGTGTCAAAGAATCGAGTCATCTCGCGGTTCACACCGACTGCAGATTCAGTCTCAGGATAGAGCGCTGCAAAAGCATGGACCGTTTCTCTCTTGGAAACAAAACCGTAGTCGTGGTGAACGCGCTCGTTTTCGAGGCATTTCTTAAACCCAAAAGTCTGTTTCTTGAGAAAGTCCTTTTTCCCGGTGCAGATATAGCACGGGGGGATGAGTTTGGAATAGGTTTCAGGCTTGATGAACTCAGCATAACTGTGATTCTTCCAGCCCTTAGACATATAGTAGTTCTGAAGCAAACCTACCTGGCCCTTGTAGATGTAATACATACCGCTCTGCAGGCCCATCGCGTTGATGACGAGCTTCTTGGCTGCCTCGGGTACGTTCTCTTCCAGTTCGTCCTCTACCGGCTGCATCTTGACAGGATAGCGGAGAATAGAGCTTGCCATGCAGGCAAGGAATGCGCCAGCGCTGTCGGCTACTACAAAGACCTGATTCAAGTCACCACCGAAGTCTTCAGCGCGTTCAGCTACAGTAGCAAACGCATTGATGACATCGGTGATTTGACCGAAAACATTGGTTTCAGGAACCAGACGGTAATCCGGTACAAAGGTGAGATAGCCTTCCTTAGCGAGCCAGGTTGCCAGGTTTTGATTCTGTTCTTTCCGGCCAGCAATCAAGCCGCCACCATGGATATCGATGATAATCGGATGCTTTTCGGCATCGTTATCCGGGCGATAAACGTCCATGAAAAGATTCTGCTTGCCGCAAATACCAATCTCAGTGGCAGTTATGCCTTCATGAGGCATAACAGGCTGAGACTTGATGATTTCTTCTACATGGGTGCGTTCTTTCTTGGTGGCGGCATTGATGAAATTCATGATAAACACTTCCTTTCAAATTGATAAAAATAATAGCGGCCGCCAATCTATAAAAAAATGAGATTAGTGGCCGCTTGGTTGTTACTGAAATTCAAATGTGTATTGGGTTCCTCTTTCGGTTTTGACAAAAATTCTGCTTCCTGCAAAGCCAATAGCTTTTACTGTGCTGGTACGCAGGATGTCTTGTTGTTTTGGTGTTGTTGTTTTGAATACGAGTGGCTGCCCACTTGACAGCTCAAGAGTTCCGACCCGTCCAATGAGCGGAAGAACTCTTGCGTTGAGACTCGTGGTGCTGTGAAGCACACAACTGCTGTTAATCCGCATCATTGTCCTCCTGATATGAACTGGTCAGATATCCACATCCGGGTACTGATTCAACACATGATTGAACCTGTTATCCAGATGTTCATCGTTTTCGTCCCGTTCGGGATAATCAAACTTTCCTTCCTCTTCTGCTGCATCCCCCAAGCGTTCCATGAGTGCAATGACGCTTTCGAGCCAGGCGGAAGCCTTGCCAAACGTGTCATCCTCTTTTCTCTTGGCATAGAGCATGTCAGAAACTTCTTCGAGAGCCATTTTCTGCTGGTACAAAGTATTCCAGTTGATGTGCTCTACAGCGGAACGCAGGGGAGTTAAGTGTTCTGTTTCTGTTACAGTGTTCGTTACGGTCATCCTTTATTTCTCCTTGTAGTGTTTAGTTACGATAAACGTCAGCAAAGCACCGCAAAATTCCAACAAAAAAAGCAGACCTCCAAACGGATAGTCTGCTTCTCAGAATTGTGAAATTATAGCGTATGTGTGCTGTTATCTATCATACAATTTTTATTGTATGCGTTTCGCACGAATACGCAATAACTATTTTTTAGAATTAAGAATCGGAATTTTCCGAACTGTGAACCTCCCCACCTAAGCCTTTCGGCTTAAATAGGGCTCCTCCGTGGGTTGTAGCCCCACGGTAAGTCTCTGCGTTACCCGAAGGTAGAGATACGACCCAAACTTAGCTTGCACTGTCTGACGGCAGTGGTCACCACATAAGGGTTAGTCTCCCGCAAAGTTCTCGCAACACGATACATCTACATCAGGCAGCTGCTTCAGGTTGAGTCTCTTTTGGAGCACTCAAAAAGTCATGCAGCTGTCTGAGAGAGTGTAAAGTGCATTGGGTTCTGCGCTCAATGTCAGGAACTTTAGCCTTACATTGAGACCATGCCTTTTTTGACATGGGTTTTGTTACCTCACGGATGAAATAGCGTGCGCCGATGTTGTAGCACGCATTCAAATCCGCATTGTATTGTTTGCTGCTTGTAAAAGTAGCAAGGGAATGGTTATCTTGTGCGCGTTTCACTTCGCCGCTGCCGTCATAGGCAAGTTTGCTGGTTCCCCAAGCACAGATGCGCGAAATACGGATGCCGCAGCGGTGAGCTTTATGTTCCGCATACTCTTGGATACCGTTTTTACGCCACATCTGAATTTTCTGTTTTTTAGAAGATGCCTTCTTGCCCTTAAAATCTAAGTGCTCGAAGACAATCACATCAGCAGAATAGAGAACTGCATATTCTACAATGGCAGAAGCAATCTTTTTGGACAATTCATTATTAACGCGCTTTGCATAGGGCCAAAAGTTATGCGCTTCACGGGACCCATGCAGCCTTTGGAACTTCTTGATGCGGTTAAGCACATGATACAGATGGTCTTTGTCACTTGGGAAGTTGATAAACTCCCTGGCAAGGATAGTTCCATCAGCAGTCATGATGCTGCATACCGCATCGGTATTGAGACCCAAATCGACTGCGCAGACACGCTGCTTATCGATAGGGGCATCACTCAGTTTAATATTTTCATCGAACGCAAAGCGCAGGCTGTATTTGCCGAAACGCTTTTCAAACATAGGAGCTGACGCACAGGCGTGCATCCAATATTTGCGCAAATAGGCAATATCCGTTTTACGCAGCGTGACTGTCGCCCATACCCAGTCGTTTTTGTAATAAACCTTCAAGCGGACGGTGCAGTGATTACTCAAAGCTGTCAGTTCATTTTGAGAGTTTTGCAGCTCGACAGCCTTGCGTTTTGCTTTTTCGATTTTCTTTTCTTCCGCTGTGAGTTCGTCTTTTGGCTTGGGATTCTTTACGACTTTCACCCTCTCAGGTGCGCCGTCTACAAGAAACATCTCGTCACGAAAAAAGGTGGGAAGTTCATTCCTGTTCACTTGAAGAGTAGGCTGTTTGTCCTTTTTGTCGGACATTTCCCAATTTGCCAAATTGCTGCGATAGCTGCTCACTGCACCAATAGCAGCTGTAATGGTTGCACGGCGCAGATAGCAAGGATACTTATAGAACTGCTTATCGAAATCAGGATACCTGGCTTCATGATTTTTGGTGCCATGAACCAGCTTGTCAATATAGCGCCGTTGCTCAAGGCTGCCTGTATCAATGCGTTTGACAGCCTCCCAGTTTTCATTGACAACACCAATCAGGTAGGCGAGCGCCTTGCGATAAATTCGAACGGTCTCATTGAGATTTATGCTGCAGTTGACGATTCTTACCTGATAGCTGGATGTAATATTCAAAGCACTCACCTCCCTTGCGGTTCACTATAATTTTATAGTATCCAGTTCGCACAACCTGGCAACACCATTATCAGAACGGAAAATAAAAAATCCTGATTCTTGTCCTTAAACACAAGCTAACCCCGCCTAAGCCTTACGGCTATAGACGGGGCGTGCGCTCTTCTTTATTCGTCAACGGAACCGGAATCAGCGTTTTCATCCACCGTGGAATCGTCACCAGATTCAGCGTCGGTGTTTTCTTCCGCGCTTGTATCCTGTTCGACAGTCGAATCACTGTTGACTGATGCGTATGTACCAGTCAAGATGACGGGTGCTTCACCATAACCCAGATAACCGCTAATCAGGCTGCCGGAATTCTCAACCAGGTACTTGGTTTCCGTCATGTTCGGGAACAGATAGACATCTCGAATGGCAGTGCCTTTTACATCGGCGCTGTCAAAGGTATCATTGCATGCTGCGACAACACTATAGCCGTCATAGTTCCAAACCAGATAGAAGTTCTTGTCGCCAATTTCGACATCATAGTGCGCATCCCGGAAATCCTCGAAAGTACGGTACTGCTTGCTGGAATCGAAAGCGACAGAATCGTTGTTCGTCCAATAAAGCCCGGACGGATTGCCAAACAAGCCATACAGGAAGTTGAACTGCTCTTTCGGTTCTCCGTCAGTTGGATAGCCGTCGAATTTGTCCGGAGTGACAGACGAATAATAGAGGCCGTCAAGGAACGCATCGCCGATATTGATGCCATCATCATTGGCTGCACGACCGTCCAGCATCAAGGTCAGCGAACCGCCGTTATATCCAATCGGATAATAGTCGCAGCCATCTTCTTTGCTGGCAGTGTGAATTGAGAAATCGCTGATTTCCTTTTCCACGCCTTCGCCTGTAGATTCGGCATTGATTTCACCAATGACTGTATCGCCGTTTTCGAGTTCGTTCAGTTTCAGATATCCCTTTACAGGCAAATCTCGGACATCCTGTAATGCAACGTCCGTGATATCCAGCGTTTTGCCGGTATCAACACTCCGCAACGAATAGAACTTGCTGCCGTCATCGTAAGACAAAGGACTCTGCCCCATCGGAATACCGTCCGGCCAGGTAGTGTCAGGATTGTCCAGCGTGCCGGGCGTGAAATCCGGGAGATTCGACAACAAAGACCAGGCATTGATGGGTTCCGGGGTCGGTTCTGCTGTCGGTTCCGGTGTTGCTGTTGCGGCAGCCTGTGCTGCTTCTGCGCTTGCTGCTGCGGCTGCCTGGTCTTTCCGTTCCTGAACCACAGCTGTGGCGCAGCCGGAAAGTGTCACGGCGAGTGCCATGGCAGCTGCGGTGATATTGATAATCTTTTTACTCATGCGCGTTTTGCCTCCTTATGTTTGCGGTTTTGCCTAATGCCGAGGAGTGAGAGACCCACCACGCCGATAAGCAAAGTGAGGAGTCCAAGTCCAAAAGCAAAGGCAATATATTGAATTACGTCGATGAGTTTAAGCCATTTTGCGACTGCAGCGCCTAAAACAATCAACAGGCCAAAGCAGCCGGTCAGATAAATGAGAAAGCCAAACTGTGCAGTTCTGCTAAAAAAGGATTCAAGTGTTTTCATGATAAACTCCTTTCATACTTTTTATGGTATACGATTCGCAAGAGCCTGCAACAGGAAAATAAAAAAAGCTGCCCAACCGAAGCTGGACAGCCTATGTATGATTATGTATTATCGTCTGTTATCTCGTTCTTGTCTTCTGCGCTCACGTTCCTCGTATTCTTTTTTCTGATACTTGAGTCGTTCATTCAGCAGAAACGAATTTTCATCGCGGGTCATTTGTAATTTTACCTGGTATACGAAAGCGGAACCAATGAGTGCCAGAATACCGATGGTAACAATACTTGTTAAAAGTTCAAAAAGAACGTTCACAACAACAGGGAAAATATAGCCGATGGCTTTGGCGATAAGCAGGATGAGCCCACCGAAGACAACGATTTTTGCGATTGTCTGAACAACGGGCGGGAAATCGCCCAGGACTTTGGAAATGGTATCGTTAATTTTGGTGATGATATTAGTGTTTTTGCCACCGTTGTTATTATTTTCTGCCATGTCGGTTCCTCCTTTTTGTGCCAATTATAGCATATATCTGTACAAAACGCTATATCCCACATGAGGAATCTCGATATTTGAGCAATGGCTCAACAAAAAAATGCCGCCACCCTTTCGGATGACGGCAAGTGCCTTTATTTCTTGACGGGAATATTCTGGTCGAGAACCACATCAAAGCTGTAGTGCGGCATCTTAGATGCATCACCACCAGCAGCTTCAAGGGTCATGTAGAAGTCCTCGTCGTTCATTGCCTGCACGAGAGTATTCATCTCATCGCAGGTATGCTTCAACATCGGACCACGCTTGTTGCAGTACATCACAGCCGAAATGGGCTGAATGCCCTGCGCAACCATGCCATCCCAATGAGTCCGCAGCTCGGTTACGGACTTCAAAGTAGCAACGCCGCTCATAAAGTCGTAAATCCGGCAGTGGGACTCATCGATGTGTTCCAGAACGTCGATACGAGTCCGGTTTGCGTACAGGGGAAACTGGAGTTCAACTTCATTCCCAGTGTCAGCAACCAGACGATTGGCAAATTCCTGCGCATACTTTTCGAGGGTAAACGGCTCACTATCGAAAGGCTTTACGTTCTCGGCAATGGCGTCGAAAATCGTACGCCATCCCTTGTCGCTCAAGTCGATATTGGACTTGTTGGCAAGGGTGTTCAGGAATCCGCGCGGCAGGCCAGTGATATCGATAGCCACAACGCCGGTAAAGGCGTTAAAGGACGGGTGACGAGCCCTATCCCAGATGGTATCGAACTGAGCCGTAGAAATAACGCGGTCACCGAGCTGAATATCCAAGCCCTGAGTGGGCATGTTGCACTGGTAGAAACGCTTCAAATCGTAACCGCCAGTAACCATACCCCGAGTTGCTTCGCTGTCAAGCAGGCCACATTCGACCTTGACAGGGATTTCATATCCATCGTACTCCACAACGAAACGCTTATCCTGTCGCTTCTCCTTGTACGGCTGGAAAATAGGCTTGACGAGCACATCGCGGGTTTTGCCGTCAAACATACGATAATCGGGAATCAGGATACGGGCGGGAGCGACGCCGGTAGCATCAGGTGCCAGGTAGTTGCGGTACATGACACCAAAGTGCTCAGCCAGGCAGGTACGCAGTACATTCAGGCTGGTGACCCTGCTCTCAGCGCAGCTGCCGTTCTTGGTCAGCATGGTGCTGGCGGTAGCCTTGTCCATCTCCACATAAATGATGGTAGACGGTGCGCCAAGAGCCTTGAACTGCTCACGCATAACGATATTTTCCATAGGAATCTCTTCCTGCTCAGACATCGTCATGGTCGTGGCGAATGGACCGTCAACGCGATGATAGGTGCTCTCGCCAGGCTCCTTGGAAGCAATGAACCAGGGATACTTGTTGCGGGTAGCAACAAGGATGAAGTTGTTCAAGCCAACGCCGTGGATGCACAGCGGGCCTTCATTGGTATGGTCGTTACCGAACTGCAGGCATTCCGGCAGCTTCTCCTTGGACATTCCTTTACCCCAGTCGGCAATAACCATACCAATTAGGTTTTTGTCATGTCCTTTAACGATAGCGACCAGCATGCTGATGAGGCCGATAGCGTTGGAAAAGCCGTTGTCAATCGTTTCATCTGCAGCAGCGCACATGGGTAAGTTCTGGCGAGATACTGCATCAAAGTACTTATCAGTGAGGCCAACATTGAACTTAATGTTATTATTCTTTTTAGCCATAATATAACCCCTTAACGTGGGGCTGCCGTGCTGCTCTCGAATTTATCTCCACAGCAATGTGAGCCCCATATATCGGGGATGTTATTATTCTTTTTTGTTGTTTGTTTTGCAGGAACCACTGGCGATATCAGAAATCGCTTCTTTGACAGCTCCGAAAACGTCAGCTGATTTCAGAAAGTCTTCGGCCAATCCTTTGATGTGGCTGTAATTTTTGAAGACTTTCTTGACAAGAAATGCGCCAGCGATTGATACTACTGCCAAAAGCAGCAGAGTTTTCGTGACCTTGGTCAATTTTACGTGCTCTAACAAGAGCGCGAGTATCACGCCATCTTTGCTTAGCTAGGTCTTAATTAGACCGTGAACGAATGAACCATAGCTAACTGCATATTGCTTAGCTTTGGCTTCGTGGTTGCTAATGATGGTGTCTACTCGCTAAATTATGTTTCGAATCATAGTAATGTCCTCCTTGAAGGTTTGTAATTGTTATACGGTATATATAAATACGCTCTTAACGCGGCGTTCGCGTGCAGGAACATTTATATAAACACATTGACGCTGTGTACGCGTGCTATGTTGATTAGCATAGCAATTCTATATAATCAGCCTTTCCTTCGGCTGTCAGAAGTCCACATTCCGTGGGATGAATCTATATTAAACGCAGAAAATCTGCGGGAATCCTCAAAAAAAGAAGAAGGACAGAAACCCAATATGGGCATCTGTCCTTCTTCCAGGAGGAATATGAACTATGGCAAATCAATGATATCTCTGTTACATTATCTATTCTATGGGTATCGCACACACCGTCAAGAAGCTGTATAAACTTTTTTGAAAAAAGTTTGCACGCGTGTTAGTGGCTTTTTAGAATGTTACAACATCGTGCAAAGTCGTGCAACATTGTGTTTAGTTCTCCGATACAGAGCAAACAAAAGATACTGTACCACTCCAATCACCTGGAGTCAGATTTGCTTTCACCGTATAGTTCGAGGTGATACTGGCTAAGGCGTCGTCACGGTTCCACACTGCTTTGGGAGCTTCCACGCTCGCAAGCACATCCGCCGCCTTGTTGCTTTTCATGGTGGGAGGCGTTGTGCTGACATTGACTTCCTGCGATAGGCCGATGTCGCCTTTCACCATCACGGGCAAAGTCGCTGTCTTTTCACCGCTGCCAGCATTCCCGCCTAAAGTTACGCTCTCAGGCACAATGAGCGAATACAGCGTGGGTACATATGCCTCAACCGTTGTGGAGGCGGGTGTCACACCGTTTACAACGGAATTATACGAGTCCTCGATAAAATACGGGTAGAGGTCAACGGTCACATTGCTCTGCTCAAGCTGAGCATCCACGCCGAGATATTTTGCCACGGTTTTTCCAGTTGCGCTTGCTGCGAGCTCCTCGCTCCAGTTTGTGTCCACCACCATCACGGAACTGTCTTTGGACCCAACTTTCCAGCGATTGCTGGCTTTGTATCCTGCTTTTGTGAAGCGGCCGACATCCAGAATACCGTACTCTGCATGGGTATACGCTGTGTCATAGGCGGTAGATTCCGATTCAACGATGTCAAGGTTCGTACAGCTGTTGAATGCATTTGTGCAATAGGAATTCCATGTCTGAGCACCGTCGTTGTGGTAGTTAATAGTGATGGTATAGGCAGTCCAATGAGCATATACAATGGTATCGCTGCTGCCCATGACCGTGGATTCAGATACTTTATTTCCGCCATCCGATGCGGTATACCACCCAAGAAACTCATAGCCTTTTCGACTCGGAACAGGAAGCGTACCATATTTATGCGATTCGGGAATATCGATGGACGATTCAGAGATGAAATAGGAGTCGTCTGTGCAGTTTGGGTTAAAGGTTAGGGTGTGTTGAGTTATAGTTTCGACAGCAGCATTCTGAGTTGTGAAGCTCTCAGCATATACTGTAGCTGGCATTGCGGCGCAAACAACAAATGCACAAAAAATTAAGAATTTGAGCTTTTTGAGCATCGACGACATGCTCCTTTCGTATGTTCGTACTTTTATTATCGGGGAATCGCAAATAAAGTCAAAAAGAAAAAGCCGCTCACCCTGTGAAGGGCAAGCGGCAAGAGGTTAAGATTTGATGTACAAGGACGTTCCCTTAAACGGATTCAAGAGACCGGGCTTATATTTAGTGCGAACATACTCTGCAATTTCGGTATCCGGCATTGCGTTCAGAACGTCAAGCCAACATTCAGCATTGATGGCCATGAGACCACCCATGCTAAGTGCATTTTCACAGTGCTTGATGTCGGAGGCAAACTCGCCGTGAAAGTCACAGGACTCCGCAGCCTTAACGATGCGGTCAAAGTCGTACATTCCGAGACCTCCTCACTGGCACATTGCCTTGAGGTCGTTCTCACTCAGAACAGGCACGCCCAGAGCGTTTGCCTTATCGAGCTTGGAACCGGCAGCTTCACCTGCAACGAGATAGCTCGTCTTCTTGGAGACACTTCCGGAGACTTTGCCGCCATGCGCTTCGATATAAGTCTTGGCTTCATCGCGGCTCATGGAAGGCAGTGTACCGGTAATAACGAATGTCTTGCCAGCGAGCGGCGCAGACTCATCATTGGCACCTGCCGGAGCATGGTAGTCAAGATTGACACCTGCATCATGCAAGGTATTGACTTCCTGCGTAAATTCTGCGCTGGAAAGCATCGCATCGAGCGCAGCATAGATAGCATCAGAAAAGCCGGGAATGTTGTGCTCCTTGATGGTATCTACATTGAGCGTGGACAGTGTCAGAAGGTTGCCGTTCGTAGCCTTGCATTGAGTAAACAGCGCACGAGCAACATGACCGCCGATGAGACGGTAGCCAAGGCCCTTGAGGACGCGGTCGGCATTCTGCTCCTTGGACTTTTCGATGGCAGCAAGAACCTTCTTGGCAATCTTCGCGCCATACATGTTGGTCAGTTCACCTTCCTCCTCATAGAGCCAGTACAGGTCAACGGGGTTCTCAATGAACCGGCTGTCAACCAAGTCCTGAATCATCTGAGGACCAAGTCCCTTGATGTCCATGCAGGGTTTCGAGGCAAAGTGAATGACACGATTCACGGTCTTTGCAGGGCAGGTGTCGTTCGTGCAGTACAGGTCCACAGAACCGTTGACGGGCGCGATAGGCGCACCGCAAACGGGGCAGACCTGCTTCGCCATGTCATAAGGCACAGCGTCTGCAGGACGCTTTTCCAACTCCACCATTGTGATTTTCGGGATGATGTCGCCGGACTTATGCAGGACGATAGTATCGCCGATGCGGATGTCCAGCGCCTTGATGAAGTTGGCGTTGTTGAGCGTTGCACGCTCCACACGGGTTCCGGCAAGCTGCACGGGGTCAAAGACCGCGACAGGAGTGATGCGACCAGTACGACCTGTCTGCAACTGAATGCTGCGCAGGATAGTCCCCTTTTCTTCGGCGGGATACTTGAACGCCACAGCCCATTTCGGGGTCTTGGTGCGCTCGCCCATCTTCTGGCGAATGCTCAGTTCATCGACTTTGATGACTGCGCCGTCAATCGGGTAATCGATATCATAGCGTTTTTCCTCAATGTCGTGAATGGCTGCCAAGATGCTATCAATGTCATTGCAATGAGCGTAATAGGTGGTCTTAAAACCGCAGATGTCACGCAGATAGTTCAGCTGGTCACAATGATACGGGCTGAACTGTGCTGCATCACCATTGTTGACGCTCTGAACATTGAAAACGAAAACCTGCAGATTGCGTTCCCGTGCAATAGACGGGTCAGCCTGACGCAGAGAGCCAGCAGCGCAGTTGCGGGGATTCGCAAAGAGCTTCTTCCCTGCTTCCGCCTGCTTTGCATTGGCTGCTTCAAAGTCCTTTTCCGACATATAGCACTCGCCACGGAGTTCGATTTTGCCGATACCCTTGGGCAGCTCGATGCTGCGAGGCAGGCAAGTGAGGGCTGCGACATTGGCGGTCACATCCTCACCGACATGGCCGTCACCGCGCGTCGAAGCCTGGGTCAGATAGGCAAGACCATCGTCAGAACGTTCGTAGACAAGAGACAAGCTCAGACCGTCGATTTTGCGCTCCACAGAGAAGGTCACATCGGAGTATTCAGCTTTCACCGAATCCACAAAGCTGCGGACCTCATCATCGGAAAACACATCAAGCAGAGAAAGCATCGGTACACGGTGTTCAACCGGAATACCGAGAACACGCTTGCCGCCAACAACCTGTGTAGGGCTGTCAGTGGTCACGAACTCAGGATGTGCCGCTTCGATATCACGAATCTCGTGCATCACGGAATCGTATTCCCCATCCGTTACAACCGGAGCATCCTGCTCATAGTAGGCGGCACTCCATTCTTTGGCTTTGGTGCAGAGATTATTATAATGTTCCTTGATGGAAGAAATAGACATGTTGTTAGACATAACATTTTACCACACATATGTATTGTTTTGTTTTTTGTGAACCTCCTCACCTAAGCCTTACGGCTATAGACGGGGCGTGCGCTCTTCATAGTTCATCAAAGGGTAATGGTTTGAGATTCCGTTGTGGCCTGGCTGACATCTTCAATACCATCCACGAAAACTGTTGTTCTGATAAGGATACGGAAAGGAACGCCCTTTTGCCAGGTGGTGTTTGCACGGAGTTCATCCACCAGGCCAATCAGTGCCTGCATCTTGAGCATTTCGATGGTATAGCGAGTCGGAATCATGGTTCGGGTCGTCTCGAGATAAAAATGCCGATTTTTCTCATTGTATCCGAGAGAATCGTTCGTAACATCCATTTTTGCAACAACGGTGTAATCGCTCTGCGGGACATCGTTGAACGGCGTGAGAGAATCATTGAGAATCTGCATGCGAGCGTCGAACTCTTTGATGATGCGAGCCTTCTCTTTCTCATAAATCTCGTCTGCCTGTCGAACCTGCTCCCGATAGCACTTCACGCACTCTTCTTTCGTGTAGAAGATGTTGACGGAAGTGCCGGAGCAGCAGCGATACCCGGTGTTGTCCAATGGGGCAATGACGGTTGAAGAAATCTTACCCCGATTTACCGGCCGAAAATAGACCGGAGAATAATAGATGGTTTTGCTCGTTTCTTTTGCGTCCGTTACAACAACCGGGGTAGGCTTGATGTTACGAATCGGCTTTTTGGTCGGGTCTGCATTTGCGCGATAATCGCAAATCCAAGCCATTTTGCCGATGACGTTTTCAAGACCTTCGGCGTAATCGTACATACCGAGGTCGTTTGTCTGGCGTGGAGGACAATTTTCTCCGGAGCCTTTAATCATCAGCTTGACGCCGTTTTCTGTGAGATATTCGTTTAATTTCATATTTTTTCCTTTCTGTGATTTGTGGTTGAGTTCAGCGGGCGTTTGTGAGTACGGCAACAACCAGCTCCTCGTAGTCTTCGATGGCACAGTAGATGTCAGCGAAACCATAGGCGTGGCCACGGTCGTAGGCTTTTTGCCAGAGGATGGTTGCAGCCTTTTTGGAAATGCTGCGTTTCGTTTCGGCTTTGATGTCTTCCTGAATTTGAAGTTCGATAGCTTCCGAGATGTGTTCGATTTCTGCATTCTGCGCCTTCTTCAGCCGAGAGCATTCCGCATCCCAGGCTTTCTGTCGGCGAACGACCTCTTCCCTGTTCCAGCGCACCGATTTCTCTTCGTCGATGATTTCACCGTCTTTCGGGCGTTTAGAGTTGGGCTTAGTAGGTCTCTTCCAAGCGGTTTCAAGTCGGTTGCCAAGAGCCGTCCATATACTACCCATTATAACACTCCTTTTTTTTGTACGCAAAAAGGCGGGCCTCCCAATCAGGAAGTCCGCCTTCAAGCGAAATGTGAATTGTACGAACGCAAAAAGCGCCTGGTAGATGGTATCTATCGTACAAGCTAAATTATACGGGTCTCGCACGAAAGCGCAAGATTATTCATCCATTGCTACAGTCACCAAACAGCAAATTATATGCTTTTTCGATTTCAGAATCAGACATGGCCTTCCCTTTTTCTTCAATGCTGTGCAGAATTAGAGTCTTGTCGCTCTCCGCATCCGGCACGAAGCCAAGAATCACATCCAGTTTGTTGCGATTTTCGTCCTGCGCAAGATACTCTTTGATTTCGGACCACTGCGCATCACGCTGGTTCAGAGCGTCAACGTTCTGGACACAGAACGGGTACTCACTTTGCGGCATAGCACCGGAAAGGTATTTGGTATCGTCGCAATACATCTTGATAAGCCGGACAATGTAGTTCCTTTCTGCTTTGGTTCTTGCAGTCAGAATGTTGCTTGCGCTCTGGTACTTGTAGTTATCCCCAACAGCTTCCAACGACTCTGCAATCTGTCGAAAACTCAGCATTTCGTTTGTGGCCTTGTCATGCTGCGACACGGTGGAAGCATAGTATCCTTGTTCCGTTTCGTTTGCTTCTACCACGGCAGCGAGATTCGAGTCAATATGGATGAGCCGTTCACTGTTATCCCCTTGCGCACGAATTGTGTTGTTCACTTTCGCAATCCAACTGTCAGTTTCCGTAGCATCATCGCCCGCATAGAGGTAGGTTACAATATCCGGGTTAGTAGGGTTCGGAAGCTCCGCACAAGCCAAGGTCAGATTTCGCCCGTATTCTTTTGCCTGAAGGTACATATTCGGATAATCGTCTTGTATTGTCTGAGCGATTGCCTCAACCTCGGCCTCGTCTTTTTCAATGACAAGGCCGACAGTGGCTACCTGCTCTTCAATGTTGAGCTGCTTCAAAATATCCTCAAGGTCGAATACAATAGCTTCTTTGTTGTTTGTATAGAATCGGATTTTCATAGATTTTCCTCCTGGCAACAATAAAAAAGGCAGGCCCTCGGTTGGAAGGTCTGCCAAAAAACAGTTTGAGAATTGCAAAAAAGGTCATTGTGCGGCTTTGACAGCTGCGTTTATCATTGTGTAGGCAATATCCAGGAGCCGAAACGCAAGAACTCCAAAAGATAATGCTACCAGCAAAAAGCAAAACACAAATTTTTGTTTGTTCTCACCCTGGAAATAGTACATTCCAAAGCAGGACGCGATGAGAACGCAGAGAAACACAACGACCCAAATAATATTAGCCATTGTCCTGATTTTGATTCTGTTGAGTCGGTGGTGTCTTGACTTCAGCAGGAGCATTCGGAGTCTGATACTGAACATTCTGGCTCGGCTCTTTGGGAGTTTCGGGAGCCTGGTACTGAACAGTACTGGGGTTGTTCTGCTGTTCGGCTTTCTTTTCCTCATATTTGGTCTTGAGCTGAGAATAGGAATAGCCATCCTGCGGGATACCGTGATACTCATAATGGCCGAAAGCAAGAATCATGTTGAACACCGGATTCAGAAGGCAAAGACCAATCGTGAAACCAATACCTTCACCGAACGCAACAGCTTTCTTGTAGTTGGTGATAGCACCGATGATGAGAGCAACGACCAGGAACAGATTGCCGAACAGCGGGATACCGGGCAAAAGGCTCAGCACGACCGGAATCAGAAACAACCAGCCGTTCCCCCAGTAAATGTTGAATTCGATGTAGTTGCTGTAGAACGGGACGATGGATGCCCAGCCAGGCTGCCCGGCCTTCTCAAAAATTTTCCAATTGGCGACGATTTTGAGCACAAAATACGCTACCACCAGAAGAATCACCGTATAGAGCATACCGCCCAAAAGATTCAATGCGCTGTAAGAATTATACATTTTATATCCTCCTCTTTCGGCATATGAAGCCGGATTATTCCTTCACTAAGTTCTTTGCCTGTCGCTGCCGCTCTGCAAGTTCTTTGCCGCGTCTGACCAGTTCCGCATATTGCTCTTCGGTCAGCTTGCGAGGCGGCTTGATTTTGACCCATTTCTTGGGCATATCTGCCTCCATACACCAGTCCTCATCCCGCGTGATTTTAACAGCATCAGGGTACTCTTTGGCAAGCTCTTTTAGCTGTTCCATACGAGCTTTGTTGCAGGTGTAGTAGGATGCTTTCTTCTCCGCATCATTGAATGTGATGATGGTTTCGCGTTCCCAGGGCCCATCAGATGCCTGCGTGGCCACTTTTTTATCGGGCATGATTTTTTCTCACCTCAATCGAATAAAATTGCCGACATAGCAGGGCCTTCGAAGATATACCCGCTCGCCTCGGCCCATTTCGGCGTCATGAGCTTGCCATTTGCTTTCACAAGCACCATCTTCCGAGCAGAGGTATTCAGGAATTCCGCCGGAGCCCAGTTATTTCGCACAACGACGATAGCATTGTCGTCCGCGTTCTCAAGCATATGCTTCAGCTCTTTTACCGTCACCGTGTCACCTCCCGTTCAACACATCATCCAGTGCCTGCAAGAAAACTTTGGATTCCTCATTGATTCCGCCGCGACACAGAACTTTCGCAATATCATCAAATCCTACCAAGTACATATTTTCTTCACCCATGTACCCTTGCGGCCAGGGAACCGCATAGTAGTTGTGCGGAAAAGAACTTGTGTCATAGCCGACCACAATATATTTCTGGTCTGCAACATTTTTCACCGTCAGGATAGTCCCAAGCGGTAACGCGTCTTTCATGGAATGAGTAGTTGCAGGCATGATTCTCTGAATTTTCAAAACAGCACCTCCCTAATTTTTATTTTATGAGACTCGCACATTTGCGCAAGAAAACTAAAAACAAAAAGCGGCCGCTCCAAAAGGAGCGACCGCAAAGATACGAGTCAGATATTATTCATGGGAATCAGCTTTCCTGAAATCAGAAAGTTGATTCTCAGTGGAACACTGCACGAAAGGAATTACCTTGCGCGAATTCACAAAAACGTCTGTGGTCGCAAACGCATTGCCAAAACTCATGTCACAGAAGACGACGTGAGAACTTTCGTCACCAGATGCACGGGGTGCAAAGCTGGTACATGCAAACCAATCCAATTCATCCTGCCCCTGTTCATCATAAAGATAAATGACGGGAGCCGGAATGTTGGGCGTCGGCATAGCCAGTGAGCCAACCTGCATTTCATTGACGCAGAGGTCGATGGGCGGGTTCCCGTTCTGATAATCCCATTTGGGGTATGACTGAGCCCTGATGGTGGTGTCGCCATCATCTATCTCGATGCCAAGAGCAGCGATATCGAATGGAATACCGAGCTTTTCCTTGATTTCTTCCGGGGTGAAAGTTAGGAGCTTACCGTGTTCGCCTTGGATGTAGAGTTTCATGGCTTACTTTTCCTCCTTTTTTTTGTCGGCGTTCAGAATCTTTTCCAGAACGTCGTTATAAAAATCGTCAAGGAACAGACCGGTTTCTTCATCCGCTTCCGGAGCAGTGAAAACACCGTCTCCTTCAGCTGAATCCTGTACAGCGTCGAAGACACCGATTGCGCCCCAAAGCTCATCGGCCAGATGGTCATAGCCGAGGTCCTTTACTTTTGCCGAGAGGTCAATCAGCAGCATTTTCTGCCGAAAGAACTTGTTCATATCCAAGCCAATGTAGGGTTTCGCTGCAACATTGTTTTTCTGAGACTTTACTTTGAAAATGCCCCAGTCAAAGTTGCTGTCTGCGCCGTACATATACCCGGACGCAAGGCAGAAACCGTCTGCTGCACTGTCCTCAACGTTGATACCGACTTCATAATCGCTGCCGGAATCCTCGTCAAGGTCAATCGCATAACCTGTTGCCTTTTCGTACTCTGCCTCAATGTCAGTTTTCATGGCTGCCAGTAGAGCGTTGAAATCGGTATTCTGGGAAAGCAAGTTCATGCTTTCGCCTTCCTGGTTTTTAATGAGAACGTACATAGTATTTACCTCCTAACAATCAAATCATGCTATCAGACAATTTGTCGATAGCTGCCGTGATGGCATCGTTTTCCATCTGAGCAATACGCTCAAACAAATGAGACCAGTCGATGGCATCATAGACACGCTTGACAAACGCATCATAGGTGCCACCGGCCTTCATCATTTCAATTTCAGACTCATAGCAGCCGGACTCCTCAAGTATGAACTTGATATCGTCGGTTGGGTTGATTTGTATTGTTGCTTCGTACTCATTCATTTTGATTATTTCCTTTCTTTTATACGCAAAAAGGCGAACCACCCAAATGGGAAGTTCGCCTAAAGCGCATTGTTAAGTGTGCGAAGGGCAGGGTGCCTTTTCAATAACTGTTATCTATCGTACATTTTTGATTATAGGCCGTTCGCATAAATCCGCAACAAAAAACCGCCACCCAAATGGGCAGCGGTAATGAAAAATTAAATTTCAGCGCAGAACATCGCGAGTTTCTGCCACAGCAAATAGGTGCTGTATCTCATGCGTACCTTTTCAGGAACACCAGTAACCAAACACCATTTGTGAGCAGTGGCTTTGATGCGGGGAATCTGCCTCTGTTCGGCTTCGGTAAACGTCTTGCTGTATAGTCTGCGACGGCGTCCGGAATTCCAAAAGGCTCCTTGCATCGTTTCGCAAATCAGAGCGTACGCCAAATAGCTTTGGGCTTCTTCGTGAGTCAATGTAACCATCGTTTTCATGGCTGTCACCCTGCCTTTCTCTCATTGCGAGCCATATGCAGCGCATAATCAAGCGCGTCAGGGTCATCGGCCAAGAATTTCGTTTTCTGAAGTGTACCAAGCTTGGGATGCTTCAGAATCGTATAGTTGCCATTGTTCTGGACAAGGGAACCTTTATCATAGACAAGCTCGACCTTTTCGGCAGGTACTGCGTAACGGCGAATGCGGTCACATTCATCCGCATAGTTGATGGGAGTGATATAGCCAACTGGCTTTTGTCCTTCCATCCCTGTCACAGTGACCAGAAAAGCCTTAATGGTCCGGGCTTCTTCCTCTTCCTGCTCATCATAGTATTTGAACGTGATGAACATGGGAGTATCTTTCTTGTACGCATCTTCCTCAGGGCAGAGATACGTTCCGCAAGAGCGGCAGAACCAGAGCATTGGCACTGCTTTTCCAGTTTCCTGTGCTTCTTTTGCATAGCGCTTGAAAATCTTTATGTCCAGCTTGAAATCCTCGGTGTAATGCTTCACCGTGCTTTTCACGATGAGTTTCAGGAAATCACAGATGGAAATAGCGGTCATAGTCATATTGGAAGTCATAATAAAATCTCCTTTTTAGTCAACCATAACTTTAGAAATATTCATGTCATAGCGGTTGAATTTAGAAATATAGTCAAAAATGGTATTTACTTGAGCTTTTGTTGCGGTTTTGGTCTCATCCATATCGAGGAATGTATTGCCCATCGAAGGATTACGAATGGCAATCCAACCGCGTTTATATAGGAAATCGAGACCCTTGCCGCTCCAGTCATACGCCATATTGAGAACTTCATGGTCAGAAAGACCAAACGCTTCTCGATTGCGCATGATGATGCGGCCAGCCAGGGCAGCGTGCTCGCCGAACTCGCAGGCATACCAGGTGCCATCGGGAGCAATCAGACCATATTCGGTCAGCTGATGCTGAATGGGTCTATCACTGATATAGCTGTTGTACAGTCGCTGACGGCGTTCAACGGATGTGCCTTTCATGTTTGCTTCAATCCAAGAGGCAAGCTTGGTCCAAAAATCGGTTTTGTAGAATTCCGGGTTGGATTCCTGCTCAGGAAGCGGTTCGCCGTTGAATTCTGCCACAAGGTCAGGACGGTTGAGCAGCCACGCACCATTGTTAAAGGCATCGGGGTAACCCGCATCGCCAATAACATAGTCCTTGATGCTGTCATAGCTATAATCGATATAATGACGCTCTACATCCTTACAAAGCGTATCATAATCGAATGACATAGCGAAACGGTCGATGTACTTGAGTGGATGCACAATCATATCCTCACGAATCTGACTGACCAGCATCTTGTGTTGAAGCTCCTCAACCTTCTGCCCGAGGGAACGAACACGAACATTGTCATCGACAAGTTCAAACTCATTGATACCAACAAGTTTTTTCCGGCCTTCGATAATGTCCTGGCAAACATGCCTTTTTTCTTCCTCGTTGCCACCCATCATGCAGGAGAGCAGCAGCTCCTCACACTTTTTATACGGCTTGTCCATATTCCAGAACCAGTCACGTGCAATGGCGGTGAGGAACTCACCATCCATACTGAAATGTAGTTGTTCACCCATGTTGGGTAACCTCCTCAATTGTTATGTGTTGTTCTCGACAAAGTCTTCGCATTCCTCGCTGGTCAAAACCACGCCAAAATAGGCAACACGCTTGACGGTGGTTTCCCACACGCGAACGGTGCGTGCCATTGGCTGAACGACCCAGGAATGACAGCGCCAGAGCCCGTCTTCGGAAAGAGCATACCCCGTTGCAATAAAGCACCGGTCTTTGTTTTTATACCAAAGCCGTGCAGAATTGTAATGGCACTGGCAATCCTGGCCTTTCCTCATATAGCTGCTGCCATAAAAGAACCGGCCGCGTTTGAGGATTTTTGGGGCGTCTTCGTCAAATTCCGTCATGCAGACTTCATCCCCGCCAAATGTGAGGATTTTGTCATGCAGCTTCTTCATAGCATCGAGCGTTTGAGTATCGAAACCAGAAGAGGTGTTGTAAATCTGGCTTTTGGTAAGCCGCATTTTCCAATCCTCGTTCATTGGGTTCCAATGAATCGGCGCAGGCATCTGGTTTGCGGTGAGAATGGGGTGCTTAGAACTGTTCCAGCCTTTCATTACAATTTCTCCCTGATAGAACGCAGACAGCTCAGGATTTTTGCATACAAACGGTAACGATTTTCGCCGCTCGGTACAAAGTCACCAAGCTTTTTGGAAATGAGAAGTTTATCAAATGCCTCCATAATATCAAAGACGGTGAACAGCTTGTATTGTGCATTTATATGATTCACACGGAACTCGACATCTTCGACAAGATGCCAATATTCCATGCCATACAACATCGCGCCGCTTTCGTTTGCTTTTCGGTCTTGCTCTTCGTCTGCATCGTCACACACAATATAGACACCGTTTTCGTCGAGATAGTTCTCGAAGACGTCGCAGATATCGGAGGCAACAGAACGGATATCGGAATTTGCCTTCACCTCAGGTTCAGGCTGGGCGGCTTCAACTTTGTACTCGATACTGTCGTGACGAAGTGACTCTTCGATGCCATCAAAAACGATGTCCGCGCAGTCGTTATCATCCCGACACGCTTCGAAAATGTTTTTGACGAATTCGATTGCCTCTTTGGAATCGGAGCTTCCCTCAACAGAGAACTCCAAAGGAACCAAGGCAACAACTTTGTATTTATTCTTCATGATTTTTTCTCCTTAGTTTAACAGGATGCCGCAGCATTTGTTCAAGGCAAGTGCGCTTGCAGCGAGAGCAGCAACCTTCTCAAAGGTGATGCTCTCCGCAATTGCACAGACGCTCATAACAATGAGCAGAACAGCTGCCACAGCAGATACTATTACTATCTGACTTTTGATGCCGGTTTTTATGAGCTTTTTCTCTTTCTGTTTATGCCCTTATCGGAGCATATCAATGATTTTTCCAACCAACTCATCATTGGTCACGAACTGATTACGTCCTTTTGCGCCGAGCGATACAGAGGAGTAATCTTTCATACTGGCGGCATAGCGAACCATGTTCTTGTCAGACAAGGGCTGATAGCAACTCTTTTCAGTGCTGACGTAAACGCACTTATTGTTGAGAACGTTCTGAATGTGGCCAGAGCAGCCAACACGCTTACCGTTGATGATGATGTTGTGTAGGTTATGGGTTAGCATAAGGTCTTTGCTTTCGGTTTCTTTTACCTTTAACTGGTTCAAGAGTTTTCGGGACAGATAAACGGTTGCTTTCATTGTGACTTCCTCCTAATTCAAATGAAGTATTTGTAAGCGGCAGTTAAGCGTTTGCGGTACAGGTCTAACGTGGTCAGCCCTCCTGCATAGACTTTGCGGGAAGAGATTATCACGTTGGTTCCTGCTTCCATATGGGAGAAGAACATCGAAAGGCAATCTTCCAGGCTGTCGCTTGTAGTGAGAGTTTCGTACACCGGATATGAGTATTTGGCGGCTTTGCTGTATGTGCTATTGAGCTCATACACGAAGAACATCACCTGTCCCGTAACGGTGTTGGGGTCATAGCCATTGCCATAACACCAGTTGAAAAGGTCTGTCTTTCGGCTATAAGTCCATTGCAGGAGTCCATAGCCGCCATCCGAAGGGTTTTCGGCCGAGGCTTTAAGACCGCTTTCCATCGACATGCAGCCCATCACTGCGGCAGTACCGGCCTTTGAAAGGCCAGCGGACCGCAGAGCTGTGTAGATTTCAAGCTCATTGTCGTTGAGATTATCTGGAATTGTTTCGGGTTTCGGTTCAGCTTCTTCGATGGCTGCTTCTGCGGTCTCAATCCGTGGTTCCGGTTCTGCAGCATCGGAAGATTCGACCTCAGCAGTTGTAATTTCCTCCTGTGCTTCTTCGGAAGTTTCCGTTATCGGGAACGCTTTATCGAGCTCATTCACCGTTTCAATGGGAGTGGAAAAAGCGATAGGTTCGGTTTTGGGAGCTATGTTTTCCTCTGCGTGTGCAGGAACAGAAAGCATAAAACCCATGCAGGCGATGATGGTAAAAATACACATCACCGCGACGACAACCAGGACATGCTTGTTCCGAAAAATGCTGTTATTATTCTTTTCGACTTTCATTTTGTGACTCCTTTTTTGTGTCTTTTCCTTGTAGCGGAAGATTGTGATTTGAGATTTGTGGTTTGTTTTGAATTCCTCCTTTTTCTGTAAACAAAAAAAGGCAGGCCCATCATGAAGATGAGTCTGCCTTGAATGAGAACAGAATTATGAATTGTACGAGCACGCGGTGTGCAAAGTAGATGTTATCTGTCGTACAACTTTAATACTATGGAATTCGCAAGGATGTGCAAGAGCTTTTGATGTGCTTCTTTTTCAGGCTTCGTTAAGCCATTTCTGAGTGATATCCATGATTTGATTCTGAAATTCCGGGTCCGGCAAGGTTTTGCTGTCTGCCCAAATTGAGTTACGGACGATTGGGTAATCGTACACGACGCCGTCAACGATATAGGGCCAAAGAACAACTTCACCACCCACAAGCCAGAGCTTTTGGACTTTGACAGGCTTCTCATATCTTGTGAGCCAGCATTCACTGGTCACGACAGAATCCGCCACATATTTCTGTGTTTCTTCCTCAGTTAAGAGATTCGGGTCTTCGTCCTTGATGTTGTACATTCGGACAATGAACGGTAACGGCATGTCCTTGGAGTATTTTTTGTTCTGACGCAGCTCAGCGAGCAGGAATTTTGAGACAAAATGCGCAATGCCGATGCTGGTCAGGCAGTCGTCAAGGGTATGCCCAAGACAAATTCTTGGGATTTCCTGGTCCTCCCCTTTCATCCGATTCGTTGGTATCTGCGGAACAACATCGTCCGGCAGGCATCCGGTGTCTGCCATGATATGATAAAGAATCATTGATGTTTCCTCCTGAAATAAAAAAAATAGCAGGCCCTCAAGAATCGAGAGTCTGCGTTGTTCGCACGATGAATCATTCATTCGAGTGTGTTTTTATCGTGTAGTTGATATTTTGTTTGGCTTGTACACGTAGCCAGCCCAAACAGACATCGTTCAGAACGTCTTGTTATCAGGAATCCGCAGATACATCCAGGACTGTGGTGCTCGCTTAACGCCGAGCTCTCGCAGCGACATATCCATAGATTGGACATCAGAAACGTTCCAGCAATAAAGAGTGCCGGACTTATTGCCGTATGCAATCAGCTCATTTGCGGTAAGGCAGCTGTCCTTCACGAATTGAGCGGTCTTTTCGGTCACTTCCGTGCCAATAGCATATGCCGGAAGCTCACGCAGGCAATCGAGTGTATTGATGGCACGGCAAACAAATGCGGCAGTCACTTTTCCAGCACCACCGTTAGCTTTGGTTTCGTAGCAAAATACTACAAAAGGATAGCTAATTTCCCACGTCATAGTTTTTCGGACCTCAACAGTCTTTTCTCCGCTCAGAATTTTTTCAAGCCATTGCTTCTTGATGCTGAGAAGAACGGCTTTATTCGAGTTGATTTCAAGGGTTTTATTGATATTTGAATTAAGCATTGTTATGCTCCTTTCACACTTCGGGTATTTTTTATTTTTGGTGGGATTTCTTACTGACGCAAGCCCACGACTTTAGTCGTGGGTTATTGACTTGTTTTTGGAGCGTCACCATTTATGGAACGGGTTCAAAAGTCCGGGACGGTATTCGTTATCGACATACATCTTGATGTCGTTATCGTCCAGGGCATCCAAAATGTTCATCCAGCATTCCGCTTCGACGTGCATCTCGCCGTCCATTTTCAAGGCCCTGTCGCACTGAACTAAGTCTGCGCGAAAAGAATTCACATAGAAGCAATCTTTTGCGGCAGCTGCGAACCTGGTAAAGCTGTTCTTGGTATTTGTGGTCATAGTATTCATCCTTTCTGAAATATTTTTGTTTCTAATCAATACATACAAAAAAAGAAGCAGGCCCTCAAAAGAGAGTCTGCTTACTTGTGCATGACAGATTGTTAATTTAATGTTCAATTAGGAGGTAAGTGATGGTATCTGTTATGCAATTATTATTTTAGGCGGTTCGCACATTTGTGCAAGTGGCTTTTTCAGCTTCGTTTGTTTTTGGTGGAAGTACTGTTCCAACCCTTAGACTTGTGCTTTTCAGAGCTGTCGCCTTTGAACATTTCGGATGCTTTACTGCCATCGTCTTCCGCATGAGCAATATATTCAGCCGCAAGAATTTCATACTGTGCGCGAGAAATCCCGGTTTGCTCTGTAAAATTTATGAATTCATGTTCAAACGCCAAACTGAGTGTTATTAAGACGCGATTGGCAAGTTCTTGCCGGAATTCATCAACGGTGCCATCAAATTTTATTGTGCTGTCGTCCTCATCATCATTTGTGAAATCATCAGCCGCAGCATTGACGGCGTCGCCAAAGAAAGTGGTCATCTCGTATGCCATATCCACAGGGCTGATATTCGGGATACCATTCTCATCTTTTTCGTTCAGTTTAACCTGAAGCAGTCCCTGTATGATGCTATAGCGCATTAGCAGTACTGACATTGTGCTGGTAGGTTCGAAGTTTTCGATTTCTTTTTCGAGCATCTTTTGCTTGTTTGCGACAATTTTGTAGTTTGCTTTCATGTGAAACTCCTTTAAGCGCCTAAAACCCGTCTAACGGTAGCAACCGGAACCTCACGTTTTCCTTCCGGCAGCACAAAAGTCGGCTCAATCCAGCGAACTTCCAGGCGAGTTCGGCCTTCTCCGACCCAATAATGATGCCAATGAGCGCGGCGGACGTGAGGTCTGACCGTACGGCCCGTGCCGGTTGCTGTGGACTTCTGATATTCCGTGCCAGAAGCCAGCTGCTTTTCAAAGCTCTTTCCGATGACAAAGCCTACATTGTAGGTCCTGATATTAACTTTCTTAGGTGTTGCACCGGGTTTGGAAACAAGGATGGGCCGCTTCTCTTTCGGGATTTTTACCTCTTTGATTTCAGCATTCTTGGATGCAAGGTAATAAGCTGCAGAAACCGCAACACGAAGATACGGCTCAACGCCGGCGTTGAATTCCCGCTGCTTTTCCAGCTCTTCTTCACTGAGAACGGCACCGGGTACATTTGAAATCGTGGCGTCATTGACAGTGGCGGAATCAGTTCCGTTCTGAAATGCCTGCTCGCGAGCATCATTGTTGCGCCGATAGGACTCAATCAGCTTCTTGCCGTTGAGACACCACTGCATGCACTGGCAAAGTTCGATATTGTCAAAGTTGAGATTTGCCTTAAAAGGAACAATTAGGAAGAGTGTATCCACATCGTTCTGGCCGTGGGAAGCATCAAACTCGATGTGTACGAACATCGCATCGTGATGAGAGCCAGCGGGCAGATTCATGACAAAATCCCTATATGGCAGCCGCATCATGATATCGGAATAAATCGGTGCGTCCTCAGTCTCTGCCAATGTTCTGAGAAATTCCGGCGCAAAATTGTATACGGTTTTCGCTGACCGCCAATAGTTTGCAACATACGCCATTGAGAACTGCGCGGCAAGTTCCCCATCCATCGCATCGGCGGCAATCTGACCGTTTTGGATAAGGCGGTGCCCAAGTGGAATAAATTCTTTCACATAATAGTCATAGCCCTTATCCAGCAGCTTGTTGGCCCCAGAATTCAAAAGAAACTGACTGCTCTGCTCGGCATACCAAAGAGCGCTGTTCACAATGATATTGTCCACAATGATACCTCACTGCCAATACAGTTTTATTGTTCCGTTAACAAAAAGAATCTGGCTGTACTCCTCGCCGTCAAGGACAATGCAGCGGTCCGCTCCTCGCTTGTGAGCTCCGGTACAATACACGGTTTTATTATCGATAGCCGGAATGGACGGTGCTTTTGCCAAAACCAACTGACCGCGCATGGCGCAGATGTCTAAGAAAGAAATGATGTGGTCGCCCACCCTGGAAGCCTCCAATCTAATTACAGTGCTCTAATTGGGAAAGAACCTTCAGCACGCGGCAGCGGCTCGTTTGTCACTTTCAGAACGGAGCTATCTCGTTTCTCTGTCGCATATCGAATGGTTTTAAGAATCTCGTATGCCAGTTTGCTGTTGTAGGCAAGTTCTGAATTTGAAATACCAAAGTTCCCATTCCAACCAAGCCTTATCTTTTTGAGCTGTGGAATCAGAAGGTCACGGGCTTCGAGGACCCCCACCCCATTCCAGCGTGCATCATGATACGCCTGGAAGTGCTGCTCATCGTTACCAGAAATATCGAGGGCTTCATAAATGACGCCAAATTGCCCCATCAAAATACGTGAGTATGTATCCAACGCATCAGCAACTACTTTCCAGGAAGAGACATCTAAGCTAACACTGTATTTATATGGAGCGTCCTTTCCCGGCAGTTCTCGTGCATGATGCAGTATATCTTCCAGAATGTCGCTGCACTTGTTAGATAAACTTTTGACAGGTGCCGTTACGTTCACAGCTGTCAGAGCAGCGCAAGCACTTGCAATGTCTGCTTCGCTTGTTCCATAAGCCTCTCCAACCTCTTTGCAGATAGAGGAAAAATCGTTGCTATAAAACGTTATCATAACAGCAAGAGCGTGCAGAATGAAGAAGTACTGCTTGCTCGTGAAATCAATGTACATACGGCAAAAATCCTTTCACTTTTTACCCTTTCATTATACCGCGATTCGCAATTTCTCACAACGGAAAGCGTTAAATGGTAACAGTTTATACACATTCTTTTGCAATTGACATTCTCCCCCGCCTAAGCCCAACGGCTATAGACGGGGTACTCTGCCTTCAAATTTCATAGATGAATTAGTGGCAAATGAAGGGACTTTTGCTTCCTGGACAATTTTGTTGCTTTGCTGTATGATTAAAGTACAACAATTAGGGCAATACAAAAATCGATAACGGCGAGGTACTGACAAGATGGACGCGACAATACAGACGGTTCTCCGGCTCCACGAGCAAGGTATACCTAGAAGAACCATTGCCAAACGTGCAGGCATCTCATTGCAGAAAGTGCGCAAAATACTGATTACGGCCGGGGCCTGGTCAGATGAAACATCAGAAAAAATCGGGAAGCTGCGTGCGAACGGTATGTCAGTTCCTGAAATTGCAGAAGAATTGGGTGTAAAAACCAATACTGTTTGGAGCTATTTGCCATACAGCAAAGGCATGTATAATCAAGAATATCCGACCATTAACGCCATTCGAGTCCGAAATTCGAAGCGAAAAGCAAAAGAAAAAGCCCTCACCTGCACGGATACCGCACAGAATGAGGGCAGTGGCGCTTGCTGAAGGATTCGAACCTTCGGACAGTCTCCCATCGTCGGTTTTCTGGACCGATTTCATCAACCACTCGAACAAGCAAGCAGATGGCGCAGAGGGTGAGATTCGAACTCACATGCCGCGATTTCCGCGACGGCAGCTTAGCAAGCTGCTGCCCTACCGTTAGGCGACCTCTGCATAATGCACCTTTTAACGTAGGTGCGACGTAGTGACCCCTGGCAGACTCGAACTGCCGACTCCAGCTTGAGAGGCTGGCGACTTGGACCAACTTGTCGAAGGGGCCTTATGGTGTGCCGGGCTGGATTCGAACCAGCGAACCGAAACGGAGCGGTTTTACAGACCGCCTGCTTTAACCTCTTGCATACCGACACATATGGTGCTCCCGGCTGGAATCGAACCAGCGACACGCGGTTCTTCAGACCGCTGCTCTACCAACTGAGCTACAGAAGCATGGTGACCCGTGTGGGTTTCGAACCCACAATAACCTCCGCCGTGAAAGGGCGGCAACTCTACCAATTCGTCCAACGGGCCATATATAGCCGCAATCCTGCGGCGAGGGTTTATGCGATGACAAGGATGTCATCTATCTTGGTATCCAGCATCGCTGCCAATATCACAAGGTTGTCGATGGTGGGGAGCGCTGTTCCAGCTTGCCATTTGGCAACTGCCTGCGTGGATACGCCGAGTGTATCTGCCACATCTTTCACCTTGATACCTGCTGCCTTTCGCAGTGTCTTAATGTTGGCACCAGTTTTCTGAATATCAATAGTAGGAACGTTCATTTTTTCTTGCTGCCTTTCTGTATTGCAGGCAACAAAAAAGCTGCCTGCCGAAATCTCGACAAGCAGCTATGACATGCAGTTATCGCTTAGAAGACGCACCGCATCTGTACATGGTCTGTTTTTGCCTGTCGAGGAGTATGAGAAATAAAACTGCGTTCATAAGAGCTGAACTCAGATTCATAACTATACTCATACGACATTACATTAACAGTGTTGCACAGCATTTTGGGGTATCTCCTTTCGTTTCGTTCTGATATTATTATAGCATGTTTTTGCACATTTGCAATCAACTTGTGGTTTAGTTTTTTGGTCTGTATACTCTCCAAAACAAAAAGCCGCCTCTTATGTGAGGACGGCTTTTCTTATTGTGGCAGGGGTAACACGACTCGAACATGCAACAAGCGGTTTTGGAGACCGCTGCTCTACCACTTGAGCTACACCCCTATATAGATACTCCAGCTGGGAGTCGAACCCAGAGTAAAACGGGACTTAAAGCCGCCGCGTTTGCCAGTTTCGCCACTGGAGCATATGGCGGGTTGTACAGGGTTTGAACCTGCGGCCCACGGATTAACGGTCCGTTGCTCTACCAGCTGAGCTAACAACCCATAAATGGCAGTTGTTGTACTGCCGGACATGGTACTCCCCGAGGGATTCGAACCCTCAAAACGGTGCGGTTTGAGCGCACTGTGTCTGCCAATTTCACCAGAGGAGCTTATGGCGGGCGTAGCAGGATTTGAACCTGCGACAAACGGATTAACGGTCCGCCGCTCTGCCTACTGAGCTATACACCCACAAAAGTGGCAGATAATGCTCTGCCGGGCATGGTGCGCTCGCGGGAAATCGAATCCCGAACACCCCGATTAAAAGTCGGGTACTCTACCGATTGAGTTACGAGCACTTGTCGCGCATCTTCCGTGCCTTGCTTATGGGAACACAGCTTTGAGGAATCTCACTTCCGATGCGCATGAAAGTGAGCGTTGGCCGAGAATGGTCGAGTCGAACAACCGTTGTCAGGGTGAATCCTCCCACGACTAAAGTCGCGGGCTTCCCCTCTTTTAAGGAGAGGAACTTGCTAACGAAATGGTACAGCAATCCCTCAGCAAGTAAGTTCCGAAGAACAAACTCACCGCAAGAAAGCTAATTGTCACAGTTAGCCTACATCTTACGCTGCCTGTGTACTGAGTTTTTTGAGCTCAGGATACAGAACTTTAAGCGTGGCAAGTGTAACTTGGATTCTACGCTCAACATCCGGAACATTAGCCGAAAACTGAGACCTTACCATCGCTGGCAAGGGTTTTAGCAACTCTCTGACAAAGTAGCGAGCGCCAATATTGTAGCTCGCACTTAGGTCGCAGTTGTATTGTTTGCCGCTTGCAAACGTTGCAAGGGCACGATTGCTTTCATCACGCTCAAGAGTACCACTGCCATCAAAGGCGAGTTTGCTTGTGCCCCAAGCGCAGATACGCGAAATCCGGATACCACAGCGGTGTGCCTTCTGTGTCACATAATCCTGTATGGAATTACGTTTCCACATTGTCAGCTTTTGTGCTTTACTGCCGCCGTGCTTTTTGCCTGTAAATGACAAATGTTCAAAAACAATCACATCTACAGAATAAAGCACAGCAAATTCAGTAATCGCAGCAGCAACCTTTTTCGCTATATCGTTATTCAAGGCTTTGGCGTAACGCCACATAGCTGCGGCGCTGTTGGAACCGTGCTCCCTTTGCTTACGCTTGATACGGTTAAGCACATGATACAGATGGTCTTTTTCACTCGGAAAATTGATAAATTTTCTTGCAAGGACAGTTCCATCGGCAGTCATGATGCTGCACACGGCGTCAGTATTGAGACCAAGGTCTACAGTGCAGATACGCCTGTCTTGAATTTCAGTTTCAGAGAGTTCTACCTTCTCCACGAAAGCGAAGCGGAGAAAATATTTTCCGTACTTCTTTTCGAGGGTGGGAGCGCTCTTTTCGCAATGTGACCAGTATTTCGTGATGTATTTGACATCGGTGGCACGCATTGCAATAGGAATCCAAACCCAGTCATTGTTTTTATACAGCTTCAGATAGCACTGGTTTGGTTTGTTGCTTTCCTCATACATAACGGTCTTATAAAAAGCCGGGAAGCAAAATCTATCGCATTGAAGTTTTGGCTCCCTGTCAACCTTGCCGTTTGCTTCCCAGTTCTTATGGCTACTGTAGTAGCTGCTTACAGAGCCGAGTGCTGCTTGAATAGCCGCTCTGCGCAGGTAACTAGGGAACTTATAAAACTTGGCATCGAAATCATATTTAGCAGTGCTGTATTTTGTAGTATGAATTAACTTCTCGGCAAAACTCTTTCGAGATTTGGCACCCTCTACTTTTTGAATAGAATCCCATTCTTTGTTAAAACAACCAATCAAGAAAGAAACGGCTTCGCGATAAATCTTTATAGTATTGTCGAACATTTTCTGCTTTTGATTTCCACAGCATAGCTGGAAGTGATTTTCACTGCGAAGCCCCCCTTTCATCAGTTTCTTATTTTTTGAGATGCAATGTATTCTTGTACTTGTTTGCGCGTGTTATCACTGACGGTTGCAATAAAGTAGCTTGGGTTCCAAAGATGCCCGCCCCAAAGTTGCTTCTTCAAGTCCGGATTGGCGATAAAAATAGCTCTTGCACTGTTGCCTTTAAGCACTTTTATCATATCCGGGATAAAATGCTGCGGTGAACACTCCACCAACAGGTGAATATGGTCAGGCATGCATTCCATTTCTACAATATTGATTTTTATGGTTTCGGCGGTCTGCTGCAGAGACTCTTTTAGCGATTGTTCCGTTTCGTTTGTCAAAGCCTGATGCCTTACCGTTTGGCGAATCCTCGAATATACATTATGTATAATAGCATACACTTTAATAAGCCTGGCTGGAATTCACTCCAGCGGAATTAGAGTGACCTGATTCTGATTTTCTGCATCAAAAAAGCACCCATCAGGCGTTGTGCGTCTGACAGGTGCTCATATCGTGCAGAGTATGGAAAACAACCGATACTTGGATGATTTTATTCAACCATCACTGCACTATGATTTGCACAAGCAGACAACACAAAACAGCCGAAGAGATTCCAATTGCTCCACAGCTTTTGCAATTTGTTCTGTTTGTTCATCATGGCAGCAAACATCGTGCAGTTTTCCTTTCATCAAATTCAGCGTCTTAATTATACAATATGTAAAAGCCAAAGTCAAGGCTTTTCGTAAAAATAATGGCAGGCCCGCGCTCATTGTTTGACCGGTCTCCAAGCAGCAATCCGCGCTATTGCATTCGAGAACGGTATGCCCTCACACGAACACAACTCGCTTAAAGCCTCAGCCATCCTGGACTCATAGTCAGCCAAAGCCAGGTCGATGGGCACCGTGATTGCAGCGGAGTCATCTGGCGTTTCCAGAACGGGAGTCCTGGTATTTTCACCTGGCATTCCCTCTTCACACCACTCACAAAAACAAAAAGCCGGGAAACCCCGGCAAAAATTTGGCGGTCAGAGTGGGATTCGAACCCACGGACGTTTGCGGCGTCGCTGGCTTTCAAGACCAGTTCCTTAAACCACTCGGACATCTGACCATAAAAGGATGGGGCGGGACCGAAATCCCGCCCCACAGCAAGGAGAAAAAACTATCGATTACCGTTAGTTAGAGGATGGCAAATTAGTGGATGCCCAGGGAAGCGGCATAAGCAGCTTCACGAGCGGCAACCTGTGCCTGCAGAGCAGCGATGGAAGCGGCATAAGCGGCTTCACGCTTTTCAGCAGCAGCCTGAGCTTCAGAGGTAGAAGCGTACTGGGGCTCGTTGCCAGCCAGAGTGCCAGCATAGCCCTTGACGCCATCAGCGCCCTTAACAGTCAGGACTTCATGACCACAATGGTCACAGACGTAAACGTTGCCCTTGCGGGTCCAGTTGTGATAGCCACAGCTGGTACAGACGGTGTACTCATTGCCCCAGGTGCCATTGGCAATAGCGGCGGCAATTTCACCGTGCTCAGAGACTTCAACGTTCTTGCGAGGAGCGGTCGGAGTAGTGGTGGTAGTACCGTTACCCTTATTGGAGCTGGTAGAAGTGTTGTCTTTGCCGGTATTGCCCTTATCAGGAGCCACAACGTCGCCCTTGTCATCAGGAGTGGTGGTGCCGTTGTCACCGGTATTGTCACCAGTGTTGTCGTCCTTATCGTCGGGTTTGGTAACATCACCCTTGTCATCGCCCTTGTTGTCATCCTTGCCGTCGTCGGGAGTGGATGCAGAAGTGGCTTTCAGGGTCAGGACGTTGTCGTGGATGTCGTCGCCCAGGTAGTAGAACAGGCGGTCATGGTTCAGGCTCTTGCTGGATGCGGTGTAAGTATCACCGGAATCCGTGGTCCAGGCTTCAACACTCTGACCATCAACACTGCCCGGGAAAGTGGCGGTGTCAGTTTCGGTCAGCACCGTGTTGCCGTCAATTTGGTAGTTGATGGTGATGGAACGCGGATTGCCCTCAGCCGCATAGCAGGAAGTGATGCCGTCAGCGGTGAACCACTGGTCAACTGCATCATACGGCAGAGTGTCACCGGGATAGTAGTTGTAGGTATACCCGCCATGGCCTTGCAGGGTAATCCAGTAGCCGTAGTCATACTGACTTGCCGGGAACGTCATAGAACCGCCCGGAGCCAGGTCCTGGGAAGAACCATTGCTGAAAGAGAAATGGTAGGTGTCACCGGTGGCTGCGAACGCTGCGACAGGCAGACAAGTTGCCATCATACCGGCTGCTGCAATCCCTGCGATTGCTTTCATGATTTTCTGATTGCTCATGCTGTGTACTCCTTTGTTCTTTTAATTTTTTTGTGATTATCTATCTGCATTTATTCAGATACCGATTTAAGGAGAAATCAGCCGCAGCTTTGCTGCGTTGCCCACCATCCGCCGCGTGGAGGCTTTCTCATGGATGGTTGACGAAGCAGATATGTGCTTCGCCAGTGCCGCAACCGTCTTCGCCACTCGACACAATTTCGGTTTGAATTTATCCCCGTAAAATCGCATGTCCATGCTGCGCGGAGAGGATAAAATTCTTCGTGGTATGGTTTCGGAGTTCCGCGCCTGATTGGCCGTACTACACGCAATGCAGTACAATACCCCAGATACCTTTGGCGAAAGGAAGCGAAAGGGTGTCTGGATGGAGAAGGGAGATGGCCTCGAACCATCGATACCCTGCTTTGCGGCAGGTGCTTTATCCAGCTAAGCTATCCCTCCATGATGGCGGGTCAAGCCCGCCAAATAGCGTTACGCAAACTGGAAGTCGCCGTACTGAGTCACGGCGCGTTCCAGGCGCAGAGGAATGGTTTTTGTGCTCTTCTGAGTGATGTCCTCGCGTGCTACCTGAGCTTCACTCACGCCAGCCGCCTGCAGGACTTCATACAGATTGGAAGGACCAGTACCAGCATAACCACAGGTCAAGCCATTAACCTGAAGCGTGAAGCCGTGCAGATGCGGTGCCAAACCGGGAACGAAATCGAGTTCAACAATGACCTCGTCGCTCTTGTCGTTTACACGGTTGACAGCGATGGCGCGGATGTTTCGGTTGCCAAACATTTCAATCAGCTTTTTTGCCGCTGCAGCGGTTTCTATGGTAGTCGTACCTTCAACATTGATAATTGCCTGTTCCATAGAATTCATCTCCTTCCTATTATCGCTTAATTTGGTGATGGGGCTTGATGGCAGGTTCGAACTGCCGACCTGCGCGTTACGAATGCGCTGCTCTACCAACTGAGCTAATCGAGCACGATAGGGTGTTTTATGCTGGTCACCCCTTGAGCGAGAAGCCAACTCGCATCCAGCACCATTCGGCAGCCACGCCGATAGATTCTGTATTGTACCCTCTCCGCTGTTTTCCGGTCTCATTCGCGACTGACACCGGGACTCTCGGATACTCTCAGGCACAGCACCTGTTTGCCGATTCTTTTATAGGTTGTCCATTGGCATTCGGACAGCGGACCACAAGTGGACCATGCTCACCAAGTTTAACGTCGTGGCGTACGGTGACTGCGACGTGTGGAGCAAGTAGCGGGGGTCGAACCCGCGTCTCCGCCTTGGAGGGGCGGAGTATTAGCCGTTATACGATACCTGCATAAGATTGCGGGTGAACCCTCACTTAGCCCCGCCATGACATCAGTTTAGTAGGTCGTCATCCCCGGATGTCATCTTCACACCACCTGACAATCTTGCGAACCTCATCGTTGACGATACGCGAGAATCCAAGAAAGCGCTTGGGTGTTGGTCAACTTCAAATTTTGAGCCCTGTCGTTGATTCCCTGTCAAATCGGGTTAACGGTTGTCGTTGGGCTGTGTGTGAGACCGCGGCGAAACTTACCAGTTGCCGTGCAGCAATCTCGCCTTTACGGCTGTGTCGCGTCTGGATGCGCCCCGACTTGACGGGGATGCTCGTACGTTTGCATGCTTCTAAGACATTCGTCAGCAGCCGCAAGAGCCGCTGTCCGCCACCCGCCACGAGGAGGCCGCCTTAATGGGTGGCATGCTGTCCGCCAGATGTTGTGTATAGCATCGTATCATGTGATTTCGATACATCCAACGGATAGCGTCTGGAGCCGGAAATCGGACTTGAACCGATGACCGACTGATTACAAATCAGTTGCTCTACCAGCTGAGCTAAACCAGCAAATACAAACATTAGCCAGATGCCCGGAACACGGAAACACCTGTTGCCCACCGTCCGCCGCGTGGAGGCTGTTTGCTTGGACGGCTGGCGCGGAGTTACCCGCGCCAAATGGGAAATAAAGAGGTAAGAAAGGAAGGATATTACTATGAAACGGATGATTTTCACGCTTCACCTGTGTCAGCTCAAATGAAGCCATGCGACCAAGATTGGGGAAAGGAAAACCTTGATGTCTCAGGAGCCGTTCCTCTTCCTGAGAACAATTGTATTATACCATATATGTGGTATCCGGTCAATGAAAAGACACAACATATAGTGTCTAAATTGTAAACAAACATTAAGATACCACTATATCTAGTGGTTGGGGCAAGCGCATCAAAAATGCCTTGTGGTTCCGGCAGATTGCAGGAAAGTCAGCAAATTCTGCGTTGAACTTACCCGGCAGACCGTCGCCCCACTCTTGGCGTACAGGTCGGCGATTGAGTTCCCTTGTCCCCACTTGTTCAGCGGGTCGGGATTCAGAACGAAGAAGTTGGATGCCCGCTTAGAGAGCCATTCGACCTCTTCCACGCCAGAATAGTTCTTGTTATTTCGGCAGTCCCCCAGCATGACAATAGTGGTATCCTTGTTGATGATGCCGGTATTGTTGTAGCGCAGTTCTTTGAGAGGCACACCGTAGTTCGAGTAGATAACTCGGCTTGGAACGCTCTTGTTGATGCTCTCCACAGCGGATGTTACGTTCTCATTTGAGAAATAACGGTCAACAGGAACTAAGTGGTTCACAAAAACGAACAGGTGGCAGCCACCGGGAAATACTTCCCTCATCAGACCCATGTACGTCAGAGCGAGAGAAGTCATAGCGCGGCATGACCCGGAAATATCCGCCAGCATCACGACATTTGCTTTGGACTTTATCGGCTTTTTGTAGTACAGTCGTGCAATCTCGCCATCACACTGGACGGATTTCTCAATCGTTTTTTTGACGTCGATTTGCTTTTTCTGCTGGGTTATGTACAGCTTACAAAGCTTTTGGCGGAAAGTCTCGGCGTTTGTGCGGATAAAAGTGAGGACCTTCTCAATATCGGCATTAGAGAGCTTCGAGGCATCCTCGTTGAGAAGTGCATCCGTTTGCTTTTTGCTTCTTACCGCATTATGACCTCCGGAGAATACTTCTCGATGTCGGAGCGACTGCTCCTTCTCAATGCTTTGCATTTGCTTCTCTTGCTGGGCTTTCCGAATGTTCGTAAGAATTGCATCGTAAGAAGTCACTCTCTTTTCGCGAGTGCGAACGATTGCGGTGCTTCCTCAAAGGAAGTGATTACTTTTGGTTCACCGCTCATGCTTTCACCCAATTGACATTCTCCCCACAGCTAAACTCGATAAAGCACCTTTTTGCCAATACTCTTTAATGCAACCTAGTGGACAGTGGTGTGACCATCCACATCCACACCGACGCAATACGCATCGACATAGTCATTGTTGGTTACCTCCATTTCGTTGAGCTTTTTGAGCCATTTCGTTTTGACGATGTGTTCCAAGTAATCCGCATTATATTTGGGATTCGATGAAATCACAGAGAACGGTCTACCAAGCTCTTTCTCTCTCAATTCTTCCGTTTCCCGCATTTTTTCAAGCATATACCGGAAATTTTCGGGGTAGTATTTATAGAGATAGGCAAAGTTAAGAAACGAGGACATCGGGCAATACATACAACCGCAGCGCTTGTTGGTTTTGTAGTAGTTGTTGAAAATAGGCTGTGTCTTTGCCCATTCCAAAATCACATCTTCGTTAATGCCGTTTTCTGCGAGAGGGTATATCTCTAACTTTTTGGCACTCAACCGCTTGTTGAAACGGCGTTCTTCGTCGGCACAATAGCCTATGTAATTTACTACATAAAAACCGACTTCGTTCAGCCATTCGGATAGTTGCCGCTTTGCATCAAGTTTATAGTGACCGTTACACCATCTTACTTTTCTTGTTGGGAAACCGCATTTATCATACAATTCTTCCCACGTTTTCCTCGGCTTGATTCGCACAAATTGGATGCCAGCTCGCTTGCACTCCGTTTCCATATAGTCGATAACGTTATGTATAAACGGGTAGTCGATTTCGAGTTCAAAGTGAACCACGCCGTCAAGCGGGTATCTGTCCAGATTGTGCAGTATGTAATTGAGCATATACAGGCTATCTTTTCCGCCAGATACGCTTGCCCAGTATGATGGGCGCAATGCAATTGCTTTGTCTGAGTCAGTCATTGTCGGTTACCTCCGTGAGCCAGTAGTCTTTACGGCACTCTCGATAAAAAAACCAACCCTGAACTGGGTAAAACTTCATATTTTGATTTTCTTAGATGTGTGGGAACACCTCATATACACTGACATACAGCATTCCCGACTTATAATCAGCGTATTCTACCGGACGCTTTTGTTCATAAACCTTCACATTCGAACCATCATCTGCCGTAAGCCAGAGATATTTGACATGCTCAGCATAGCGAGGGTCTTTTGCGCGATACATTTGCCCTTCTTTGATTTTGAGGCGGCGCATACAGGCTTGGACGCGGGAAAACTCAACAAATGCACCATAGTCACCAATCACGATTCGGTTATACCCGCTGGCAATGACCGTGCCGCTTCTGGTTTCGAGTTTGGTCGTATCGCCGGACATATTGCACCATTCCGGCAATGCCTTTTGAAACTCGGCTCTCACATCGCAGAAGAAGGTACGCGGGATGGGTTTGTATTTGTATTCGCGGGCAAGCTGCTCTTGATATTTAAGCATCCGAGCGCCGGTTTCCGAGATTTTGTGCTTCATGATTAACTCATCCACTTCTTTTCCCACTGGTCGTATTCGGCAACTTCCCGTTTCACGGTTCTACCGTCTTTCTTGTATATCGTGATACGTTGTGCATAGTTTGCTGCGTGCTTTTGCAGCTGTTGCAGGGCCTCTTCCTCAGAGTCCGCTTTCGTGACGCCGCGATAGGAGCCACCGGAGCCTAAAATGTCAGGCTCATACCAACCTGTCTCGTAGTATGTAGTCTGTTCTGTTGCTTCATCCAGCACAACTTTCCCCTGCTCGCCGTAGTTACCCGTATAGCTGCTTCGAATGATTCGTGCGGCACGGTCATTCTCCTGCTCTTCGTAGGCTTTGACAATAAAATCGACATATGCTTTGAACTTCTGCTCGTCACCGTCTCGATGTGCTTCAATGAGTTTTCCAATCGTGACAACGTTGATTTGGCTCATGCTTTTTTCCTCTCTTTCTACTACAATTATACTCTTCCGCTGAACTGAAATGTGATTTTTTGTCGATTGTTAGCGGAAAATTCATAATTTGAAAGGGCAAAAGCTGAACGTTGGGACGTCTGAATCCGGGTTCTCAACCTGGTATTTAATGACTCTTTTTTGCGCCCCTAAAGCCTTGTATGTCTGCTCCGCATTCACGCATAAGCCGTTGGCAAAGAAGAGAGTGGAACCATTGCGTTCACTGATATTTTCGGCAGAATACATTTTTGGCTTTCTGATTCCGGGGTCGAGATGAATTCCACCGCGCATCAGCTTTTCAGCATAGAACCAGACATCAACGCGGGAGAAAATGTAAAGCAGCTGCGTGGTTCTGAAATAATAGAGAATCTGGTCCGCACCACTCCTGTATACCCAGCCCGGGGTGTGCCATAAAGGGTCGATGCCATCCCGATACCGCCGCGCTACCCGTTGTTCGTTCAGAGCGTCAGGCACCATGGAGAAGTAGTCCACCGAGGTTTCCAGGTAGAAATTTCCGGTATTGTGACTGTCCACTTTCGCTTCCAGGCCAAAGGTCTTACCATTCTTCTTCCAGACAATGAAATCGGTATCTTTGTCTTGATATGATTTATCCTGAGTCACGTCATCGTAATGGCTAATGCCATGATTCACTTTGATAATCGGGTCGTTAAGGAATTTGCGAGCCAAGTCTTCTCCGAATTTTCCCTCATCGAGTTGCTTGGACATCTTAAACTGACGAGGGCTTTCTTCCCAGGCTATCATACTTTTACACGGCATCTGCCGAATTTTCAGGCAGCTGCGATACGATATGTGCAACGATACGTTCTGTACAGGCATTGACAACGGCGCTGGCAGTCCGCTGTTCACGCAGCGAATGGCAGAGTTCGTCGAGTTCGGATTCCGTGAAGGGATAGTCTGCCGAAGCAAGGAACTTCTTGCACAGTTCTTTCATGTCATCGTTGCCTAAAGGCTTGACGCGGTGTTTGAAAGTGAATCGGCGAATGAGGGCTTCATCCAAATTATCGACACGGTTTGTGGTGCCGATGAGAATGACATCGTTTGGGAGCCGGTCCAATTCCTGCATCAAAGCAATGGTGACACGGCTCATTTCAGCGACGTCATCACGGCCGCCACGGCACATTCCGATAGCATCAATTTCGTCAACGCAGAGAACGCAGGGCGTGCGTTTTGCGTAGTCGAATACTCTGCCGATATTCTGCTGTGTACGACCAAGAGCAGAATCAACCAAGCCAGAGAATTTCAGGAAAACAAACGGTAAATTCGCCTTGTGTGCAATGTAGCGGGCCAATTCAGTCTTACCAACACCAGGAAGGCCCGTCAAAAGCAAAGAGCAAGTATAGTGGATGCCAAGCTCCTTGATGGCTAAAGCTGCTTTTCTGGTGGCCAAGAGCTTGTTGATGACTGTTTCTTCCTCCTCGCGGAGCAGGAACCGGCTCTCAGGGAAATTCGTGGCATCCTCCGCAATCAAGAGGTTTTCCAGGTTGGTGGGCAGCTGAATCAGTTCCGGCTTCAGAAGATTCAACTTTCTGAGTTCGTTTTCTTTGAACCTGGCGTCCTTTTCGGGTACATTCTTTTCAAGCATGATTCGGCACTGAGTCTGCGCGTTTCGAATATCGCCATCCACCACAAATCGAATTAAATTACGTACGTCGTCTGTCATTTCATTTCCTCCTAAAAAAGAAATAGGCCGCCAAATGGCAGCCTGTTAATATGAGGTTATATTCTGATTTTTGTTTCTACTGCAAATAGTGTTTACCGTCGAAACAGAGAGATTATATTCACTGGCAAGCGCCTGCACCTTCTCGCCTTCCCTGTGGCGTTTAGCAATCAGTGCATTACGTTCCGTGTTTTTTCGCGGACGGCCGCGTTTCTGTAAAATTCCAGCTCTGACATTTTCCTGATGAAACGTTTCATAAATCGCCGTTTTAGAGATTCCGTATTCCTTGGCAATAGTGCTGACCGAGACCCCTCTTTCGATTTTGCTTCGAATATCGGAATTCCTTTGATTGGTCTTGTCTTTCAGCGCCTTGTGATAGTATTCCTGACAGGTTTTTCCAATTTGGCGCATGTCCTTGTAAAGAGTGGATTTTGAAATACCGTATTTCTCACAGATGTCTTTTGAGGACGTTCCTGCCTCATAATCCGCAAGAATCGCCTTGCGCCTTTCATCCAACTTTTTGGAATTTGTATGTAAATGCCCTGCAAGGACGGTACGGACACTGCTTCGAGACAAAAAGTATTTTTTGGCGATTTCCTTATCAGTCATTCCGGCTTTCGCATCTTCCAACATAGCCGCATTGCGAACTTTCGTGGCAGCAGACTGCTTTTTCTTGTTCTTCTTAATCGTAGCTTGAGCGTATTCAGAAACAGTATAGTAGCACTGCTGATAGGTCACGCCATGCTTCTTTGCGATTTCAGCAACCGTCATCCCGGCTTTCGCATCTTGAATCATAGCTTCGTCGAGAGGTGCTCTTTTTGCTTTCTTTGCAAGATTCTTTTCTTTTGCTAGGTCTCTCACCATGGCATAGCAATAAGAGCTTGAAAAATACGTTTCCTTGGCGATTTCCTTGACAGTTTTGCCAGAAAGATACATTTCCCGAACCTTCTCGCGGTCTTTTTTGACCTGCTGCTTCGCAACATCTTTCTTTGATGCAGCCATGCAATTATTCCTCACTTTGACAACTTTTACTTTTCCCTGGGCCTGGACTATACCGCTTCATGGCGCGATATACGCTTCCCTTTTTGAGCCCGTATTCTTCCGCAAGCTCTTTGACAGAAACGCCGTTTTTGTATTTCCTGACCATCTCGGCGTTTCTTTTCTTGCCAGTCTCGATACGGTTTTGGCTGTGGATTTGTCGGCCATTCTTTCCGTGCGCATGAAGAATCCGATAAAAGAGCGTTCCACTGATGCCGTATTTTTCCTGGAGCTCCGGAGATTTTGCGCCCATCTCATATTCATGAATCATCTGGGTTTGCCAGGCTTTCTTCTTTGCTTTCCTCTGCCGGGCCTGTTCTTTGTAAAAGTCCTTCAGACTATATCGGACAGTAGAAACACAAATTTGATACTTTTCAGCCAGCTGTTCCTGGGACATACCGTTCTTGGCATCCTCCAGCATCTTTTCATTTCGTGCTCTGACTTTGTCATGAGTTAGACACACGTGGGTAATCTTGTTAATCGGCATTTTCGCTATTCTCCTTAGCTCTGGCTTTTACGTTATACTGGTAAATCCCATTTTGATGAAGGATAAGGTAACCTAGTGAAGGGCTGATATTTACCTCCCTGCTCAACTCGATAATCGATTTTCGAGGATTTTTCTTGTAAGCATCAAGAAAAGTTTGGTTCCGCATCTTTTTCTCTTTTTTGAGAGTCGTTTCAATATGATTGTATTTTTGGCTTTCGTACTCTCCGCTCGAATGCAAGATTGCATAAATACGCTGCATGGAAATGCCGTACATCTTGCCCAATTCTCTGGCCGTCATACCGCCTTTATACTGTTTAACAATCTGCTCATTTCGAGTGGTAAGTCTCTTCCTCTTTTTTTCAAAATAACGAGGCGGCTCCTGCGTACCTTTTAGAATCTTGTAGCACATCGTTTCTGAAAGATTATATTCCCTCGCGATTTCTAAAATCGGCTTTCCATTTTTGTAATCTTCGATGATGCTTTTATTGCGGTTCATGCGTTCTTCTTTGCTTGACATAAAGCCTCCGATAAAAAGAAAGAGCAGGTTCAAAACTGAGCCTGCCCTAGCCTTTCGGTCGAATTTTGCCCGACCAACGATATTTTTTGATGCCTTTCGTTCTATATTTTGTATTATATGCAATTCGCACAGATACACAATGTTTTTCTTTCTGGTAATTTATGGTAAGTATTGTGCAAAAATTGACACACTCCCACGATTAAAATCGTGGGATTCTACTTCAACGAGGCCGCTGGC